GGGGTTTAAATTTAAGAAATACACCTATCTCAAAAAAATACACTAAAGAAGAAATTAAAAATATAATAATTCAACAAGGTGGAGATATTAAAGGGACTATTTATATAAAATAAAATAATGATAAAATGAGATTATTAAGAGAAAATACAGTAAAACTAAAATACAAAAACTTAGTATTTGAAAATCTAAAATTAGCAAAGCAATTAGTAGATCAGGGTAAATTATCAAAAGAAGATATGGATATTTTAGCTCAAGCAGATCCTACATCACAAAAAAAATATGTGGGGTGGATGGCAAAAGTCTTTATTAAAGATAAACCAGATATAGATGATCTTAGAAATAAAGTTGAAGAATTTAATACACTATTAAATAAAGGAAAAACTAAAACTAAAGATATATTTCAATTTAAAAATTTTAAAGATTTAGAATCAGAAGTAGATCAAATAAATCAATCTGGAGAGAGCACATCTGTAAAAGATTTAGAAAATGATTATGAGACAATTGTAGATAATTCTAATCTTTTAATATGTGTACCACATACACATGAAGCATCTAGAAAATTAGGACTTAGTAAATTTTCATTTAGAGATTGTGAAGGAGGAAAAGATTCTGCTTGGTGTACAACTTACAAAGCACCAGATCATTTTAATGACTATTATTATAAAAACAATGTTACATTTTATTATATAAGAGTAAAATCACCAGAATTAATATCTGAATTAAAAAAATCATTTCCTAATAAATACAAACAACTTGAGGTAGTAGCTTTAGCCATATTAAATAATGGAAAAATTGATGGATATGATGGATTAGATAAACAAATAAGCAGTAGTGATATAAATAAATTTACAAATATAATAGGAATATCATAATGATAAAATTAATTTCTTTCTTAAAAGAGGAAAACATACTAATTCCAAGACGTTCCACAGAAGAACGTGAAAAGAATTATAAAATTTCAATTCAAAAGAAAATACAACAGTATATAAAAGATGGGTCTAAAGGTGATTTATATTTAACTAATACACCTATAACTTCACTACCAGATAATTTAGAAGTAGGAGGTGATTTATATTTAGGTGGTACTAAAATAACTTCACTACCAGATAATTTAAAAGTAGGAGGGGGTTTAAGTTTAAGTGGTACCCCTATAACTTCACTACCAGATAATTTAAAAGTAGGAGGGAATTTATATTTAAGTAATACGCCTATAACTTCACTACCAGATAATTTAAAAGTAGGAGGGTATTTAGATTTAAGTGGTACTAAAATAACTTCACTACCAGATAATTTAGAAGTAGGAGGGGGTTTAGATTTAAGTGGTACCCCTATAACTTCACTACCAGATAATTTAGAAGTAGGAGGGTATTTAGATTTAAGTGGCACTAAAATAACTTCACTACCAGATAATTTAGAAGTAGGAGGGGGTTTAAATTTAAGAAATACACCTATCTCAAAAAAATACACTAAAGAAGAAATTAAAAATATAATAATTCAACAAGGTGGAGATATTAAAGGGACTATTTATATAAAATAAAATAATGATAAAATTAATTTCTTTCTTAAAAGAGGAAAATATACTAATTCCAAGACGTTCTTCTGAGGAACGTGAAAAGAATTATAAAATTTCAATTCAAAAGAAAATACAACAGTATATAAAAGATGGGTCTAAAGGTGATTTAGATTTAAGTGATACTCCTATAACTTCACTACCAGATAATTTAAAAGTAGGAGGGTATTTAGATTTAAGTGGTACCCCTATAACTTCACTACCAGATAATTTAAAAGTAGGAGGGAATTTAGATTTAAGTGGTACTAAAATAACTTCACTACCAGATAATTTAGAAGTAGGAGGGTATTTAGATTTAAGTGGTACTAAAATAACTTCACTACCAGATAATTTAGAAGTAGGAGGGTATTTAGATTTAAGAGATACACCTATCTCAAAAAAATACACTAATGAAGAAATTAAAAATATAATAATTCAACAAGGTGGAGATATTAAAGGGGATATTTATATAAAATAATTAGTATATTTATAAACATAAAAGGTTATGCAGAATTATAAAATAGTAACAATAACACCACAAAGTTTGGCAAATAGATTATTTTGTAGCTTTACATCAAAAGACCTACTTGATGAGAGATTAAGAGAAATAAATTCTCAATATAAAATCATGTATGGCAAAATATTTATACTAGCTTCCCCAGAGATAGATGAGTATATGTGTACTTATAATATAGAGATTGAAGGAGGTAAAGCTACAGTATTATCAAATACAATTCTACTCCACAGAAAAAAAGAAACAAACACTCTATATACAATCAACGCTCTCAATATATTAATTTCAAGTCTTAATTCTGGAGTTTTAGATACCAAATATCCTATAAACTGGACAGAATATAAAAATAGCGTTCTGCTTACTCAAGGGCAAGATTTTAAGAAATTAAATACTGTCGTACATAAGATAATTAATACGACTTTATAAATTTATTTTCCTATCTAGAGGATTAATATTATTTTCTTTTAAAATAAACTGTTATATTTATGAACATTGATGCATTAAAGAGTCGTCTTCAGGCTCTACAAAATCCAAAAGGTGGTGGTAATAAAGAGCAAAATAAGACTCTTTGGAGACCTACCGTAGGTAAACATTCAATTAGGATCCTACCTAGCGCGTATGACAAATCAAATCCATTTAAAGAGGTATTAATCTATTACGGGATTAATAACAAGACAATGATCTCTCCAGTGAATTTTGGAGAAAAAGATCCGATTGTTGAATTTACTCAAAAGCTACGTAAGAGTGGAAACAAAGAAGATTGGCAGCTTGCAAAAAAACTTGAATCAAAAATGCGAGTATTTGTGCCTGTAATTGTACGTGGTGAGGAAGATAAAGGCGTACGTCTTTGGGAATTTGGTAAGCAGGTATTTATGGAATTACTCGCTATTGCAGAAGATGAGGATGTAGGTGATTACACAGATGTAATGTCTGGTCGTGATATTACTATAGAAACAACTGCACCAGAAACAAATGGTACAAATTACAATCAATCTAAAGTACGTGTTCGCGGTAAATCAACCCCACTTTCTGATAATGCAGCTCAAGTTAAAGATTGGCTTTCAAATCAACCAAATCCACTTGATCAATTTAAGAAATACACTTATGAGGAAATGAAGTCAGCTCTACAATCTCATCTTACTCCAGAAGAAGAGACTGAAACACCAACCGTAAAAGAATCAGATGAAGATTCTACAGTAGGAGATCTACCTTGGGAAAAAACAGAAGAGCAGAAGCCAAAAAAGAGCTACTCTTTAAGTACAAAGAAGACAGATGTAGATAAAGAGATAGATGATTTATTTAAAATATAATAATATAAAAGGTTTTAATGGCAACAACAAAGAAAAAAGAGGGGCTTACTGGAGCGCTCTCAGATGCTATCAAATCAGATAGTAATATATCACCTCTTGACAAATTTAAAAAGTCAAAAAACCTCGCATCAACATCAGTAAAGTTTAAAGAGACTAGGTGGATTCCACTCTCGAGTGCTTTTAAAGACACATTACAAATTCCAGGTATTCCTATGGGTCATATTACTCTGCTTAGAGGTCATAGTGATACAGGAAAGACAACAGCTCTACTTGAAGCGGCCGTTAGTGCTCAAAGACTTGGAATATTACCAGTGTTTATAATTACTGAGATGAAGTGGTCTTGGGATCATGCTAAGACAATGGGTTTGCAATTTGATGAAGTAGTTAATCAAGAGACTGGGGAAGTAGTAGATTATAGCGGATTTTTTATCTATGTAGATCGTGAAAAAATGAATTGTGTAGAAGATGTTGCTGCATTTATATCTGATGTTCTAGATGAACAAAAGAAAGGCAATCTACCATATAATATTTGCTTCTTTTGGGATTCTGTAGGATCAATACCATGTAGACTAAGTATAGAGTCTAATTCCAATAATAATGAATGGAATGCTGGTGCTATGTCGACTCAATTTGGTAATTTTATTAATCAAAGAATTATCATGTCTAGAAAAGAAAGTCAACCATATACTAATACCCTTGTAGCTATAAATAAAGTATGGGTTGCAAAACCAGAAGTGAGAATGGGACAGCCCACTTTACAAAATAAAGGTGGTAATACAATGTGGTTTGATTCTTCATTAGTAATTACATTTGGAGGTATAAGTAAAGCGGGTACTAATAAAATTAGCGCTACTAAAAACGGTAAAACTGTTGAATTTGCTAAAAGAACTAGATTGAGTTGTGATAAAAATCACATTACTGGGATTACTGCTGCTGGAAAATTACTTGTAACTGTACACGGATTTATAGATGATGATAAAACTAATAAAGCCGATATTGAGAAATATAAAAAAGAGCATGCTCATGAGTGGCTTAAAATACTTGGAAGTGGTGATTTTGATATTACAGAAGAGGAAGATGATAATGCTAGCATAATAGATAATTCAGAAGAATAAAATACAGACATGACACTAAAAGATTTTATATTAAAGAAAAAAGAAGATGCGAAATTCTGGACTAAGAAAGAAGATCTAGAACTTACACCAGAACAGTTAATGACTATGGTAGATGAACTTAAACAATGTGAAGAGTTTAAGGACACTGAAATAGAGATTATGAATCTTCCAGTAGCACATATTACTTTAGGAGATAAAATAGATACTATTTCGGCAAAAACAATAATACTTCATGAAGGGACTAAATTTGGAAAAAAATGTTATCTGTATAAGATAAGTTTAACTCCAGAATTGTACGAAAAAGATTTTATTAATACAATGCCTGGATCATATGTAACTCCAGTTATCTATAACCCTGAATCATTTATACCAGAAAAGAAAATAGTGCTAGTATATGATATGGTGGGTCATCAAGATGATATAGCATTTGGAAATATTAACTATAGGAAATCGATCCATGATACATTAGATGATATAATAGATAATATGGAAAGTTATGAAAAAGTACCCAATCATAGATGTATTATAGTAAGAGGTCACTTTGAATATTATTCAGTTCCTAATGAAGCTGAAAAAATAAAAATATAATATGAATAGTAGATATGCAGAAATGATAAATGATCTTTCACAAAATAATACACAGACCGTCGACTTAAGCCTGAATTCAAAGGTTTTCATAGTCGACGGTCTTTAACTCAACAACTTTCTAAGATCCTTTGCAATGATCCAGCATGTAAATCCAGCAGGGCAGCATATAGGAGCACTAACGGGGTTTCTTAAGTCTATGGCATATGGGATGAGACTAGTAAGACCAACACGTGTCATAATAGTATTCGATGGTAGAGGTAGTTCTACAAATAAGCGCTACCTCTACCCTGAATACAAAGCCAATCGAGGAGTAAAACGCATTACAAATTGGGATATATTTGATTCACAAGATGAAGAATCTGATGCTATTAAAAACCAGCTTCTGAGGCTCATAGACTATCTCAAATGTCTTCCAGTAGATCTACTATCAATAGACAAGATAGAGGCAGATGATGTCATAGGATATATAGCAAAACATATAGGAAAAGAGGTAACTATTATGTCTTCAGACAGAGATTATCTACAGCTAGCATCAGATAGAATAAGTATTTACTCTCCAACAAAGAAAAAATTCTATTCTCCAAAAGACGTCTTAAGTGAGTACGAAGTCACATCTAATAATTTCTTAACTCAGAAGATACTACTTGGAGACAAGGGCGATAATGTTCCTGGAGTTAAAGGATTAGGTCCTAAGACTTTGTTAAAGCATTTTCCAGAATTAGGAGAATTACGTACTATTAATCTAGAGCATATTATAAACAAATGCAAAGATAGTGAAGTACCAATATTGCAAAAGATATACGCTTTTAAAAATCAATTAGAGATCAATAGACAATTAATGGATTTAGATGAACCTAATATTCCAGAAGATTCAAAGATTGAAATAGACTCAATGATACAAAATCCTAATAAAGGATATGAACCTGCAATATTTACTTCTCTATATAATGAAGATCAACTAGGAGCAAGCATTACAAATTTACAATCTTGGTTATATACAAATTTTAACGAAATAGCAAAATACAAATAAAAAAGTTATGAGTCAATTAAACTCCTTAAATTCTTATGGGTCTGGTTTTCAAACAAAAGTTCTTAATTCTCTTTTAAAACATAGAGAATTTTTACAGAATATCAGTGATGTTGTAGAGCCAGAGATGTTTGATAGTCCAGCATCACAATGGATTGTTAAAGAGACTTTAAGGTACTATTTCAAATATCATACAAATCCATCTATAGAATTTTTACAAGTAGAAGTAAAGAAGATACAAAATGAAGTGCTTAAAGTCTCAGTAGCAGAACAGGTTAAGGAGGCACTTAAAGCATCAAATGAGGATCATCTTTATATTGAGCAGGAATTTTCTAATTTTTGTAAAAATCAACAACTCAAAAAAGCACTACTTAATTCAGTAGATCTGCTGTCTAAAGGTCAATTTGAAGATATAAGAATAATAATAGACTCTGCACTTAAAGCTGGAGCTGATAAGAATATAGGACACGAGTATCTTCAAGACATTGAACAAAGATATAGAGAAGATGATAGACGGGCAGTACCAACTCCATGGAAGAATATAAGTGATCATCTTATGGGTGGACTAGGAAGAGGAGATCTTGGTATTATATTTGGTGGACCAGGCTCAGGTAAATCATGGTTTTTAATAAATTTGGGAGCAGAGGCTGTAAAGAATGGTTTAACAGTAAATCATTATACATTAGAACTATCAGACATCTACACAGGTAAAAGATATGACTCAGTATTTACAGGAATAGGATTTAAAGAAATACACTTACATAGAGAGAAGGTAGAAGAGGTAGTAAGCAATCTCCCAGGTCGATTAACTATTGCAGAATACCCGATGGGTAAAACTACTGTAAATGCAGTAGAATCTCATATTAGAAAATGCACAGACATGGGACACAAGCCAGATCTAATCATTATCGACTATATAGATCTATTAAAGTCGAAGAGAGTTGGCGGTGAAATAAAAGATGAAATAGATGATGTGTATACTGCAATAAAAGGCATGGCAAGAGAGCTTAATACTCCAATATGGTCAGTAAGTCAAGTTAATCGTCAAGGTGCTAAAGATGATATTGTAGAAGGAGACAAGGCTGCTGGTTCATATAATAAGATCATGATTGCAGATTTTATTATGTCGTTATCAAGAAAACGAGCTGATAAGATCAATAAAACTGGTAGAGTACATATTATGAAAAACAGATATGGTAGTGATGGTATGACATATAATGCTATAATAGACACAGATAATGGGTTTATACAAATAGATGATAAAGAACTAACTGAAGAAGAAATCAGAACCATGGCAGCAGCATCAGCTCAAACTCAAGATAAAACAGGATTATCTTCTGAAGAAAAAGCAATATTAAGTAAAAAATTCTTTGAATTATCAAAATAATTGTATATTTATTATTACGAAGAAAAAAAACTAACATATGGCAAATTTTATAATAGATCTATTTAAAAAGGCAACTAAGAACAATAATTACAGAACAACTGATGCGCCTAGTAAATATAATGACAGTGTTGCTGCATTAAATGCAACTAATCAAAATTCACTTAGCACTAGCAAATTGAATAGACTGTCTACAATAGGACCTTCTAAAATATCAAATCCAAAGACTCCAGGTCAATAATATTTTAAAAATATTGATCTAATTAATGGACTCATCTCAGAGCCCAAAGTATAAAATATTGTCAAAATTTTAATAATGAATATAGAACAGAAAATATTATCAGATATTACAGTATATATGAAATACTCAAAATATCTGCCGCAATTACAAAGAAGAGAGACTTGGGAAGATCTAGTTACGAGAAACATGGAAATGCATCTTAAAAAGTACCCTCAATTAACTAAAGAGATTGAAGATGCATATGAATTAGTTTATGACAAGAAAGTACTTCCTTCTATGAGAAGCCTTCAATTTGGAGGAAAGTCTATCGAAATCAATCCAAATAGAATTTATAACTGTGCATATCTGCCTATAGATGATTATAGATCATTTTCAGAGATTATGTTTCTTTTACTAGGTGGAACTGGAGTGGGATTTTCAGTACAAAAACATCACGTAGAAAAGTTACCAGAGATAAAACTTCCAAATAAAAAGAGAAAAAAGAGATTCTTAATCAATGATTCTATTGAAGGCTGGGCAGATGCAGTAAAAGCTCTAGTAAAATCTTATTTTGAAGGCAGCTCATCTCTAGAATTTGATTTCTCTGATATTAGACCTAAAGGTGCAGCACTTGTTACTTCAGGAGGTAAAGCACCAGGACCTCAACCACTAAAAGAGTGTCTATTTAAATTAGAGAGCATATTAAGTCAAAAGGAGAATGGAGATAAATTATCTTCAATAGAAGTGCATGATATGGTGTGTCATATTGCAGATGCAGTATTAGCCGGAGGCATTCGTAGAGCTGCGCTGATTTCTCTATTTTCTGCTGATGACGATGAAATGATTTCTTGTAAATCTGGAAATTGGTGGGAACTTAATCCTCAACGTGGCAGAGCAAATAACTCAGCAGTACTTCTTAGAAATAAAATAACCAAAGAATTCTTTATGAGTCTTTGGGATAAGATTAAAAATTCAGGCAGTGGAGAGCCTGGTATCTACTTAAATAATGATAAAGATTGGGGTACAAACCCGTGTATTTCAGGAGATTCTTTAATTACTGTAAAAGATCACAATGGAGTATCTGGAAATGAATCTTTATCTGAAGGAGTAGTATATCAAATTCCAATGAAGATATTAGTAGATTTATATGAAACTAGTGATTATCCTCCTATGGTATTAACATTTAATGAAGATACGAAGGAATTAGAATATGATTATATGAATTGGGCTAAAAAGACAAAAGAAAATGCAGAATTAATAGAATTAAGTTTAGATAATGGACAAACTATAAAACTTACTCCAGATCATAGAGTCTATACAGAAAATAGAGGTTGGATAGAAGCAGCAAAATTAATTGAAGATGATGTATTAATCTCAATTTAATTGATATTTATTGTAAAATAATAACATGGATTTGTACCCCAATTTTACAAAAGAAGAAGTTCAATTTATATTAGATGTATACAATGAATCGTATGGTAGATTTCAGAAAGGTTGTAATATAAAAATATCTGATGAGTATAAGCAACTTTATAAATTATATTCGACTAAAAGAATTATCGAATTAGGGAATTCTAGTAGAGCTTCAAACAGGCGTTTATTTTTAAGAGATATTTGGAAATTTGAAAATAAAGATATTATTAAAAAAGCTTATGATATTATCTATAGAGAATATTCTAAAGGATTTGGTATTAAAAGGATTAATTCTATTTTAAATCTTGGATATACTCTAACAAGATCATTTTTAATTTTTTTAGGATTAGAACTTAATAAATCTAATATAGAAAATAAATCTTTAAATAATTTTAGAAAAAATAAGTCAAAAAAAGAATATGCGTCGAATTCTGGGTGGTTCAATGAAGAAATTAGAAGAAATTTAAAAATAAAAAATTCTAATGGGAAAGGCGTTCAGGGGTATTATTATAATAGAATTTTAAATAAATGGGTTTGGCTAAGAAGTTCCTATGAGTATATATTTGCTGAATACCTAACTGAAAATAAACTGAAGTGGGACACAGAAATTAAAAGTTATAAATTAGATGATGGAACTAAATATACTCCAGATTTTTTTATTTATGATGAGTATGATAATTTGAATGCTATCGTAGAAATAAAGGGATATTTAACTGTTAATTCTTATAAAGTTGAAAAACTTAAAAAAGTTATAAATACACAAGTATCATTAATACAGAATATTAATTTATATAAAATAAAAAATATAAACTATTTAAAAAAATGGAAAGAAATTCGATTACTGGAATTACCAAAATAAAAATAATAAAAAAGAGTATAGTATCAAATGAGGATGTATATGATATTAGTATGAAGAAAAATCACAACTTCTTTGCTAATGGATTACTAGTACATAATTGTTGTGAAATTGCACTACGTCCTTTCCAATTCTGTAATTTATGTGAAGTAAATGTATCAGATGTAGTAGATCAAGCAGATCTTAATAAAAGAGTTAAAGCAGCTGCACTAATTGGAACATTACAAGCTGGTTATACAAATTTCCACTATCTTAGATCAGTTTGGCAGAGAACTACAGAAAAAGAGGCACTTATAGGAGTTGGTATGACTGGTATTGGATCTGGAGTTGTTCAAAATTTAGATCTTGAAATGGCCTCAAATATAGTAAAAAGCACTAATTTAGAGGTGGCTAAAATCATAGGAATTAATTCTGCTGCTCGTTGTACTACAATAAAACCCTCAGGCACATCTTCTTTAGTCCTGGGCACATCTTCTGGCATACATGCATGGCATAATGAATATTATATCAGGAATATAAGAGTAGGTAAGAATGAAGCAATCTATACATATCTAAGCATATATCATCCAGAGCTGGTACAAGATGAATACTTTAGACCACATGATACAGCAGTAATATCAGTACCTCAAAGAGCTCCACAAGGGTCAATATTAAGAACAGAATCAGCATTAGATCTTTTAAATAGAGTAAAACATTTTTACGAATATTGGATTAAGCCTGGTCATATCACTGGACAAAATACGCATAATATTTCTGCAACAGTATCAATTAAAGATAATGAGTGGGAGGAAGTTGGTAATTGGATGTGGGAGAATAAGAATTGTTATAATGGACTTTCAGTACTTCCATTTTCAGATCATACATATATCCAAGCACCTTTTGAAGATTGCACTAAGGAGAAATATGAAGAGATGATGACATCATTGACAAATATAGACTTATCAAAAGTAATAGAGTCAGATGATAATACAGATCTTAAGGATCAAGTGGCATGTGCTGGAAATGCATGTGAGATAGCAGTATAGCATATTTATAATATATGATAAAATTAGTAGATCTACTTACTGAGAAGATAATAAAGATACCGCAGAGTCAGTTATTAAAGGCTGATTCTGCGTTTTCTTACATAAAAAAGAATGCAGACTCTCTTAAAAAGAAATCACCTAAAAGCTATATACAAGACCCGTATATTCCTAAGAGCTTTAAGAATATATTTAATATAGAAGATCTTAGAGGTAATTTAATATCGATAAGTCTAGGACTGTATAATGATCCTAAAGATAATGCTTATGCTAGAATGGACCAGCAGAACAGGGCAGTTATAGTAAATCTCTCAAAATTAACAGACGAGTATAATTTTGTAACAAGCATAGAACATGAACTAGTACATGCTATAGACCCAAAAGCCTATGATGCAGAATTAGATGCAAAACTTGGAGTGAGAGCGCCTAAAGCCCCGAGTAAGAATGCAAACCCAGATAAAATAGAGCAATATGAAAAGGATCTTATAGCGCACTTAAATTCACCTGCAGAATTTGATGCACATACTTCAACTCTGATAAATACAATAGCCTCAGGGCTTGCAAAGAAAGACAAGGATAAGGCGGCAATGTCGGCAGTTAAAAGCCAACTATTTAAGGCTCTTTCTGACATAAAGACTAAGAGCTACGATGAGGTATATAATAAGTATAAAAATACAGCAGTTCCTTTTTTATTCCTAAGAGGACCGTGGATAAAAGACAGAATTGAGACAGCAAGAGATAATTTTTATTCTGAGCTGGTCAAGATTAAGGCTTGGTCAACTGATGAGCAATTATATAAGAGATTTCTTAAAAGATTGAGTATAGAATTATAATACTCATAAGAAATATTTAATAATGTTATAAAAAAATCATAGATTTAAATATGACATTTACTATAACAACAGAGAATATTTATTTATCAATTATCTTATTGCTGATAATATTGCAAGTGTATCAGTGGTCTAAAATAAAATCACTTAAAGTTCAATTAGAATTACAAATACACAATATAGTAATAGGTGTAGCAAGTGCATTGACTGTATTAGAAAAAAAGATAGATGAAAAACAAGATAAGCAGTAGAGGTTTTGGAGACACTGTAGCTAAATTTACGCATTTCTTTGGACTTGATAAATTTTCTTCATGGTTTGCTAAAAAAATACTAGGTTTACAGGACTGTGGATGCCAAAGACGACAAGGTGCACTAAATAGATTACTTCCCTATAAAAATAAAAGTCATGACTCAGAGACAATATTTAACAGTAAATACTTTAGCGAGCGTCAAGGAGATGATAGCTCACATTCAAAAGCATGATATAATTGCATTTGATACTGAAACAAACTCTCTAAATCCCAGAAAAGGTAAAATTATAGGATTCTCTATTACTGGAGAAAGGGATCATGGTTACTATATGCCTACTATGATCCTTCAAGATGGTCTGCTTATAGACTCTAAGATAGAGGGTGTGCTATGCCATGATATAGCTAAGAGAATTATTGCACTATTAATTGATAAAAAAATTATAGGGCATAACTTATCTTTCGATGCCAGATTCGTTAAGAATTTTTATGGAGTAGATCTTATTAATAGTATTCATGCAGATACTATACTTATGGTGCATACTATTCAAGAAGAGGGTGTAAATTCAGAAAATGGAGGTGGGTCTTTTGCACTTAAAGAGGTGGCTAAAAGCATACAATCTGAAATTGGCATTGATGTATCTAGTGAGGCTAATCAAGAGCAGATAGAACTTAAAGAGTCTATAAAAAGAAATGGGGGCAGTATTACAAAAGACAATTATGAGATTTGGAAAGCTGATCTTGATATACTCTCAAAATACGCCTGTGCTGACGTTGACTTAACTCTTAGGATATATGATTACTATCTTACTAAGATTGAAGAACAGGGTTTGACTAATTTCTTTTTTAATGATGAGGTTATGCCTCTTTATAAAGAAGTAACTATACCTATGGAAGATAAGGGGGTAAAATTAGATATTGAACTCATTAAATCTTCAAGAGAAAAGATAAATGTGGAGATGAGCAAGTATATAGATATAATTACTAAAGATCTACTATCAAAACAACAAGTTAAAACTTGGATATTAAATAAGGCTCAACAAGAGTGGCCAGTAAGTAATAAAGGCAAATTTGCTCAAGCTATTGCAGATTATTATAAATTACCACTTCCAAAATCTGAAAAAACTGGAAAATATAATATTACAAGATCAAATCTAACTTTATTGCCCGCTTCACCAGCACAGAGATTTTTAATTGAAGGTCATGATTTTTTATTAGAAGATTCTGATATTCAAGCAATTAGTCTTAAACTATGGAAAGACGATAATGATGGACTATTTTTTAATATACAGTCTAAAGATCAAATGGGAGATATTGCATTCAATGCACTAGGTATAAAATCACTATCAAGTACACCAGGAGGCAAACCACAATTTGATGATGAACTTATTCAAAGTATTTCAGATAAATATGAATGGGCTAAAAATCTAAGGATATATGGTAAGTTACTAAAAATAAGATCTACTTATATGGATAGATTCTTAGAAGCACATGAAGATGGTCGATATTTCTTTTATTATAAACAGCATGGCACAGTCTCTGGAAGATATGGTTCAGACTCTCAGCAATTACCTAGACCTAAAGAAGAAGGCGATGATGATCCTATAGTAGTAGAATATACAAATCTAGTAAGAGCATTCTTTATTCCAGATACAGATAATAAATTTATAGATTGTGACTATGAGTCTCTTGAGCCACATGTATTCGCACATGTATCTGGAGATGATGGACTCAAGGACATCTTTAGGAATAACTGGGACTTCTACTCTACTATCGCAATAAAAACAGAAAAATTAGATCAATACTCCCCTGATAAAAAAGCAGAAAATTTCTTAAGAAAGCAGGCGCCAAAACTTAGAAATAAAGCCAAAGCCTATGCTCTAGGTATTCCTTATGGTATGGGAGCTTATGCACTTGGTATGAATCTAGGTATACCAGCAAAACAGGCACAAGTTTTAGTAGATGGTTATCTTAATGGATTTCCTGCACTAAAAGAGTGGATGGACAGATCTAAATATGATGCACAAAATCTAGGGTATGTAAAAACTCAAGTAGGTCGTATACGTCACTTAGACAAGGTTAAAAAGATACATGATACTCTAGGAGAGGCTATTACTGATTGGCAAGTTAGACAATTATTAATTAAACAATACGGTAAAGATAAAGTTACTAAGCTGTATAGAGACTATATTAATGGTATTAATAATGCCAGAAATGTACAGATTCAGGGGTTATCTGCATCTATAGTAAACCGTGCTGCCATTGCAATTAATAGACGACTCAAAGATTTAGGTATAAATGGCTGGGTATGTGCACAAATTCATGATCAGATTATTACAGAAGTGCCAGCAAAAGATGCAGAAATCTGTGCTAAGATAGTACAAGATTGTATGGAAAATACTACTAAAATAAGCATAGATCTTAAAGCACCTCCAGCTATTGCCTACAATTGGAAAGATGGCCACTAAAATATAAATTTAGAGTATTTATTATAGAATTTCACACTTTAAAAATAAGTTTTTTAATATCAAATCAATTTAATAATATACAGTTATGAGATACATTCAAATAGACACAGAAGTTGAAGTAGATGTTTATGATATAATTGAATCAATGACAGGTCCAGAATTATTAGAATTTAGAGGCCTAATTGATGAAGAAATTAGAGGATATAATATCACTCAATCAAGTGATGTGATAGTAATGCCTCATATAGGGCATTTATCAGAACCTAGTACATTTATAAATGCCTGTTCAAAACTAGTTGAAAATAAATGGAGACTGAGTGTAGAAGATGAACACGTAATTTTAAAAATAGCAAACAAACTTTAATTAAATAAATCGTTATGTCAAAATTAAAACCACTAAATGGTCATGTAGTACTGCGACCAGTAGAAACATCGGAAGAGATGGTAGGAAATATTATCCTTCCAGACATGGGCAAAGAGCGTCCAGAATCAGGTGAAGTAGTAGCAATCTCAAATGCTTGGAACTATCACACTGATAAAGAAGTCCCTTCAAATCTAAATGTAGGAGACATTGTACTTATTCCAAAACTTGGATCAATGTCAGTAAAACTAGAAGGACAAGATTATTATATAACAAGAGAAACAGAAATTTTAGCAATAATAAATTAATATGAACAATCCAACACATTACATGGCATTTTATACAGAAACAAAATCTTCTAAAGATGAGAATGGTGTAGACGTAGTAAGTATGCAACTTAAACATAAATACATTCCAGAGCATCTTAAAGATTTGTATATTGAGAATTTTAGTCATCTTGGATCATCAGTAACTGGTCAAGATATAGATAACTTTTTAAAATCACACATCACAGAATAGTATACAATTTTATACAATTTTTCGTATATTTATTATAAATGGAAAATCAACGCGCATCAATACAGATAGATAAAACTCTTCACAGCATTTTAAAAAAACACTGTAAGGCTAATTGTTTGATTCTTGGAGCATTAGTTGAAAAACTTATTAAAGATAAATTACAAAAAGATGGCTATAGTATACCAACATCACAGGATTGATACAAATCAGATATTTTATATAGGAATAGGTAAAAGTGAAAAGAGAGCTTTTGATAAAAAAAGTAGAGGAAAAACTTGGAGAGATTATATAAAAAATCATGAATACGCTATAAAAATTTTATATAATAATATTTCTTGGGAAGAGGCTTGTGAGATAGAAAAGAAATTAATAAAAGAAATAGGTCGTAGAGATTTAGGATTAGGTCCATTAGTAAATCTTACAGATGGAGGAGATGGCGCTCCAAATTTATCTGAGGAATCTAGAGTTAAAATGGCTTCTCAAAAGGGAAAATTTGGAGAATTAAATTCCTTTTATGGCAAAAAACATTTTGGAGATTTATCTAGATTTGGAATTCAGAATAAAGGTAGAACTACTTGGATGAAGGGCAAAAAACATTCTGGAGATTTATCTAGATTTGGAATTCAGAATAAAGGCAGAATTTCTCATAATTCAAATTCTATTTGTATTAATAAAGACGGTAAAAATAAGTATATTCAAAAACAAAATTTAGAAGACTATATCCATATTGGATGGTCTTTGGGTGGAAAAAGCAAATTAAAAAACAATCAAAATAGATTATGAGCGAAACAAAACATTTAATAGGGACAGAACTTAAAGAGCAACTTCTTGCTGGAATTAATAAACTCAATGATATAGTATCATCAACACTCGGTCCAGGAGGTCGCACAGTATTAATACGTGAACCTTATGGTGAAGTAAAAGCCACAAAAGACGGAGTAACTTGCTCAAAGGCCTTTAATAGACTTGAAAATGATATAGAAGATCTTGGAGCACAGATGGTAAAACAAGTATCAATTAAATCAGCAAATGAGGCCGGTGATGGTACAACAACATCTACATTACTTGCAACAAAGATGATTCAAGGGGGAATGAAGACTATACGTCAAGGAGTTAATGCAGTAGAAGTTAAGCACGGTATTGATAAGACAGTCTCTATGATTATAGATCAACTTAAATCACTATCAGTAGATGTCAGCACAGAAGATCAAATTAAACAAGTGGCAACTATCTCAGGTAATAATGATATTGAAGTAGGAGAGCTGATTTCTGCTGCTATAGATAAAGTTGGTCGTGAAGGTATTGTGACTATTGAAGAATCTAAGACCGGTGAAACTACTCTTGAAGTAGTTGAAGGTATGCAATTTGATCGTGGATATAAGAGTCCATATTTTGTGACTAATAATACCACAATGAATGCAGTACTAGATGATTGCTATATTATGCTCTATGATGGTCGTATTCAAACTGCAGCTGAGATGATTCCATTTCTACAGAAAGCAAATACTGAAAATAGATCACTTCTAGTAATTGCAGAAGACTTTGGAGATGAGGCACTCGCACTAATGATCGTAAATAAAATGCGAAATGTAGTAAAAGTATGTGCAGTAAAAGCACCAGACTTTGGAGATAGAAGAACTTTGATTCTTGAAGATATGGCAATTCTTACTGGAGGTACAGTAATGTCAAAAAGCAAAGGACATAAACTTGATAAACTCTCATCTTCAGAATTAGATAAATATCTAGGTAAATCACGTCTTGCCACAGTAGCTAAAGAGACTACTACAATAGTAGATGGTAAAGGGGATGAGACAGCAATTTCTAATAGAGCAAATGAGATTAAAGAGCAGATAGAAAGTGCAACATCATTTTTTGAAAAAGAGAAACTTCAAGAGCGTCTTGGTAAACTTGTAGGTGGAGTTGCTATTATAAATGTAGGTGGAAATTCTGAAATTGAGATCAAAGAAAAGAAAGACAGAGTAGAAGATGCACTTCTGGCGACTAAAGCCGCACTTGCAGAAGGTATACTTCCAGGCGGTGGTATTGCACTTATCAAAGCATTTATGTCTATAAAGAATAATACTATAAATTGGAATTCAAATGAAAAGATTGCTCTTTCTATAGTAGAAACTGCCTGCTATGCGCCATTTAAAACAATTCTATCAAATTCAGGTATTGAGAATTGGTATGAAATTTTATATAATGTAAATTCTAAAGACGATGTATTTACAACATTTGATGCTAAAAATAGAGCAGTAGTAAATGGTATTGAAGCTGGTCTACTTGATCCTACAAAAGTAGTAATATCTTCTATAAAAAATGCAGCGAGTGTAGCTGGTACAATACTCACAGTAGATGCAGTGGTACTTGAAAAAAAATCAGATAAAGAGCAAGACACTCCAGATCCTATGATGGGCATGGGTATGTAATCTCTACTAAGGATATTATATAATTATTTGATTATAATTCAATTTTAAACCATAATATATGTAATAAAAGCTTTTATTTCTAGATATGGATTATAAAAGCTTTTATTATTATTTCTGCAAATAAAAAATAAAGATTTATGAAAGCTGCATTAATATCAATAATGAGTAATGTAGGAACTGGGATGAATTCTCAAGGATCTGGATATGGTCTCATATGCGCAAAAATGGTCAAAGATCAAAATCCACAAGATGTAATAGATGTCAATCCAGATCCTAGTACTTGGAGTCAATATGAAAAACTTTATATATGTGAAGGTGTAAATTTTACTGATGGTAGTTTTAATATCCCAGGAGGACCTCAGTCAATTCATACTGAGAAGATGCAGGCAATATCTGAATTTGAAGGCGAATTTGAATTTGTTAATAAAACTTTTGATTTTAGAAAATTTAACCAGAGGATAAAAGTCGATAGTCATAATTGGCCTATAAGCAGTGCTGTAGATTATTTTTCTAAACCAAATCCTAATATTGTAATAGGAGATTCACATTCTCTCTCAGTCTGGAGACCAGGGTACGCTCTTAGTTTTAATCCAGGTAAAACGCTATATGGTTGGCTTAAACATGCAAATGCACAAGCTATAAATGCAACTAGATCAGGTAATGTAGTACTTTACTTTGGAAATATTGATACCAGATTCCATCTAGCTCGTCAAGTAGATCCAATTACTGCCACAAAAGAATTATTTACAAAATATGTAAATTTTGCAAAAGAATTAAATAATCCTATACTAGTTCAATTACTTCCAATAGAACATGAATCTCGTAAAATACCAGGAACTGGATTATATAAAAAGCAACCATTTTTTGGATCTAGACAGCAAAGAATGGAATTAAGACAAATAGCAAATGATATTATCGCTAATTCTGGACTTAAATTTATATCATGGCCAGATAGCTGGATTGATGATGATGGTACTGCGATGTTAGATATTTTAGAATCTAGGCAAAGTGTACATCTCAAACCTAAATATTATCCATACTTACAGGATATATTGTCTTAATAATAATAATATGATTAAATTCTATTATGAGTAATATATTAGAACAAGCAAATAATATAGTTTTTAAAAGAGGTGAAGAGGGATCTAGACAATATGGTCCTATGAAAGAGAGTATGGAAAAAGCCGCTCTATTAGCTTCTACTATGTGCAATAAAGAAATTACAGCAAAAGACATGTATCTTTGTATGGTAGCATTAAAAATGTCTAGAGAATCTTATAGTAAAAAGTATGATAATATACTAGATGCTATATCTTATATGGCAGCAATGGTAGATCATTATAAAGAAGATTATAATAAAACAAAATAAGATATGAAGATAATTAAAACAAGACCAGTAAAAACTCCAACCAGAGGCACTAATAAAAGTGCAGGTATAGACTTTTATATTCCAAATGATTTTGAATGTACAATACTTAGACCAGGAGAAGATATTCTAATTCCATCAGGTATTAAAGCAAATATTCCTACTGGATATATGTTAATGGCAGCAAATAAAAGTGGAATAGCTACAAAAAATAAGCTCATTAAAGGAGCTGAAATAGTAGATGAGGATTATACCGGAGAAATTCATATTCACGTATTCAATGCAGGTAAAGCAAATGATATACTTGAAGCAGGTAAAAAAATTATTCAGTTTATACTCGTACCAGTAAATTATGAAGAAGTTGAAGTAGTAGATCAATTAGATTCTATAGAGACTCAAAGAGGTGAAAGTGGATTTGGAAGTACTGGAATTAACTAAAAAAATAAAATAAAGGTTGTGTCAAAATTAGATAAAGTTTATCTTAATATTGCAAAAGAGATAGCCACCCTTTCTCATTGTGAGAGAAATAAAGTAGGTGCACTTTTAATAAAAGATGGAAATATTATAGCATTTGGGTATAATGGTACTCCTTCTGGAATGGATAATTGCTGTGAAAGAGACAATATTACACTCCCGTATGTTGTACATGCTGAAATGAATGCTATTCTTAAAGCTGCAAAATCAGGATATTCAATAAATAATGCCATTTTATATTTGACTCTTAGTCCTTGTATTGAATGTGCAAAATTAATATTACAATCTGGAATAAAAAGAGTACTATATCTAGAGCAGTATAGAAAAACTGATGGTATAGATTTTTTAAAACAATTTATAGAAATTTCCAAATATGAGATTTAAAAACGCAAATGAAGCATTTAAAAGTCTTTACTTAGATATAATGTCTACGGGGGTAGATTTTGCTAGTACTAAAGCAAAATTTAATGCCTCTTTTACTTTAGATAATCCAATGCAGATGATTATCACAGAACCAGAACGTAAGTTTAATGTAGACTATGCAGAATATGAGTGGCATTGGTATTTAACAGGAAATAGAGACGCATCTGAAATTTCTGAACGTGCTAAGATATGGAAGAACATGATGATTCCAGGCACTACAGAAGTGAATAGTAATTATGGATTTTTTTGGAATAAAAATGGACAGTTAGATCGTGCTATCCAGGAGCTCAAGAGCAACCCGAATACAAGAAGAGCGATAGTAGTTCATTACGATATAAATGAGCTAGACAGATATGCCTCAGACACTCCATGTAATGTTGTATTAAACTTCACAATAGTTGATGGTCGACTTAATCTTACAGTATTCGCAAGAAGTATTGATTTATGGCTGGGATTCTGCAATGATCAATATACTTTTGCAAAGCTTATGAGTAAGATTTGTTTTGATACAAATACTTCAATGGGTGAAATGCATTGGTTTATTACAAATCTCCATATCTATAAGAGACATTATGATAAGATCAAACCTCAAACTAGCTATATGAAATTCTCTGATATTCCAGATATGGAAACTACAGTATCTCAAAGCTATGTATCATTTAAAAATGAAGAGACTCAAGAATATCAATGTAAAATAGAAGATAATATATCAGTAGAGCAAGAGGAGTCTAAAGGATCTCAGAGTGTATATAAACTTGAAGATACAGAAAAAATTACAAAGAAGAGTGTGATATTAAATGAACAGGGATTTAATCCAATAGCTCTAGAATGTCTTGACTATTATATAGATATTAATCGAAAGACAGAAAAAGTTTTTATAGATACTAAGAAAAGAGAATTTAATACTGGAGATAAATATATAGATAATGTAAATTTATTTCATAATATTGATAGAAGATATGAGGGCTTTATATTCTTGCTTGAAGATTATTTTATGCAAGAAAATTCACTCACTTGGGATCTATATAAACCAGTAGCAAATCCTAATTGGGGAATTTATGATTATCTCTTCTTGATCTACTCACATAGAATATTTGGATCAGGTACTTCAAATCAATATAATCATGGATATAATAATACTATATTATTGAATTTCCAAAGATTTAATTCTTATGAAGATTTTTATCCTTTTATGAAAGCAGATACTGGAAATTTTGTAAGCTGCTGTGTAAATCAACCTCCACGTTATCCACTAAAAGATCTAGTAATAAATCATTTTAGACCTTGGGCAGATCATATTATTGATAAAATAAAACCAGGTACTAGTCTTGATGGTATAGTAGATATAATGAATGAGTATAATAGAGATAATAAACTCCATGCATTTAATTTCCACTATCTTTTAATGGCGGGAGATCTTGCAAATTATGTAAATCTTGACACTAAACTAAATGGTCTATTTGAAATAAATGAGTGGACACACTGTAAATTAGGTCCTACTGCTACAGCCTCAATGAAAATACTAAAGCCTGGATTTAAATATGGGGATTTTATAAAATTAGCAGAGAGATATAATATGAAACCTATGGATTTAGAGGATTTGTTATGTGTTTTTTTAAAATATATAAAAAACCCAATTTGGGAATATTATGTAAAGCCGCATCATACTATGAGTGATTTTGAAAATGGTTGGAATATACCAGGAGTAGAAAAGCATAAATCATACTATAAACATAAATTAAATTTTCAATAAGAATGTATGCAAAATCAGTAGAATACAAGAATAAGGAATTAGGTACATTAGGAGAAAAGATCATAGCAAACTACTTTAACTCAAGAGGTATAATTACAATACTATCTGAAAATCCATTTGATCATGAAAAGGATATGACTATAGATGGAAAAAATGTAGAAGTAAAAACTCTAGTACCTATGATTAAAGATAAATCTTTTATGATTAAAAGAAATCAATTAAATAAGATTAGAAATAGTTATAGAACTTATTTTATTGCAGTACCTCTTAATAAATTAAATAATCCATATTCTGGAAAAGTGTATGAACTAGATCCTACTAATATGATTACTCAGGATAGTTTAATAGAACACTTAGTTACTAATAATACATGTATTCCTATAGATCAAGAGGCTATAAAGCATATTCATACTATAACAAATCAGAATACTTTAGATTATATGAAAAATCTTTCAACATCAAACTTTTAATATAAAATGAGAAGCGTACTTTATTTTTCAACACAGACATGTACACCTTGTAAAATGTTTAAACCACTAGTACAATCTACTGCACTAGAACTAGGCATTAATGTAAATTATATAGATGCACAACAAAATCCATCTATGGCCCAAGCACATTCAGTTACATCAGTACCCACAATCGTAGTAATGGAAAATGGCATAACAGTAAATAAGGCAGTAGGTGCAATGTCTAAACCTCAATTAATTAATCTACTTAAAGGATAAATTTAAATTTAATAACATTTATAATCATATTATATTATGAACAATCAGAAATTAAACATATCATTAGATAAGACTACAGTAGTAGTATGTGAAAAATGTGGTGGAAATGTATTTAGAGATGGGCTTTTAATCCGTAAAGCTTCTAAATTTCTAACTGGCACTCCTCAAGATGCACTTGTGCCTATTCAAGTATTTTGCTGTGCAGTGTGTGGACATACTAATGATGATTTCATGCCTAAAGAATTACAAAAAACTCAGCTAGATGCCTAATCAGAATTATGGAGTTAGATATGATTTAGGTCAAAAAGCTATATCATATTCGCAATATAGCATGTATAAATCATGTCCTCATAATTGGTATTTGCAATATGTAAAGAAGAATAAAAAATTTGAGCAAAGTATTCATCTAACTTTTGGAACTTCTATACATGAGGCTCTGCAAAAGTATATAGAGATAATGTATACAGAATCTGGAACTGCTGCAGATAAAATTGATTTACTAGGTTTTTTTAAACAGAGAATGATAGAAAATTATAAAGAGGCGCTCACTTCTAATAATGGAAATCATTTTTCTAATCCTACAGAATTACAAGAATTTTTAGAAGACGGTAATACAATACTTGAGTATATTAAAAAGAAGAGAACTGAGTATTTTAGTCTTAAAAATAATACTTTAGTAGGTATAGAAATACCTATTACTGAACAGGTAGTAGATGAAATACCCAATGTGCTAATGATTGGTAGTATAGATCTTATTATGAAGAATAAGAATACGGGGAAATATACTATCTATGATATTAAAACTAGTACATCAGGGTGGAAAGATAAAGATAAATCTGATAAGAATAAAATAAATCAAGTTCTTTTCTATAAGCACTTTTATTCAAAAAAATTAAACATTGATCCAGAAATGGTTGATGTAGAATTCTTTATCGTTCGTCGTAAGATTTATGAAGATGCAGAATTTCCTATAAAGCGAGTGCAAGAATTCAAGCCTTCTCAAGGTAAACCATCAGTAAAAAAAGCAATAGAAGATCTTAAATCATTTGTAAAAGATGCATTTACTTCAGATGGTCAATACATAGATAAAGAATACCCTAAGAATTTTGATTCATGTAAGTGGTGTCCATTTAAGGATAATGATCAACTTTGCAGTAAAAAATAATAAAAAATATTCTTAAAATATACATCATAAATATTTTATGTATATTTATAGATAAAGAAATATGACACAAGAACAGCAAAGAGTACTTACATCAATTAAACTCCCAAAGGGTATTTATGAAGATTTTAAAGTATTGACTAAGATCAATAAAATGTATTTACAAGATTTAGCAGAAAGATCTGTATTTTTATATATTACAGATCCAGAATTTAGACATAAAATGCATAGTACATACAGTACATACTATACAGGAAGTCAATTCGTAGATGACATTAAAAAATTAAAAAGTTTATAATTATGACAAATACAGGTTACATTAAAAAAGAAGATAGGAAAAAGATCCTATTTTTAGGTGATGATCTTAGATTTTTTAGCGGTATTGCTACTATGTCTAAAGAAATAGTTTTAGGTACTGCTCATATATTTAACTGGGTTCAAATAGCTGGAGGAATGAACCATCCAGACAAAGGTAAGAGACTCGATCTTTCAACAGATACAGATAGTATTTTAGGAATTGATAATTCTTCTGTAATATTATATCCTACTGATGGATATGGAAATCCAGATCTAATACGTCAAATATTACAAATAGAAAAGCCAGATGCTATATTAATATTTACTGATCCTAGATATTATACTTGGCTTTTTGATATGGAAGCTGAGATTAGAAAAACCACCCCCCTAATATATCTAAGTATATGGGATAATTTTCCAGCTCCTCTATATAATAAATCATATTATGAATCATGTGATACTTTCATGTGCATTTCAAAGCAGACAAAATTAATAACAGAGATGGTGCTTGATTCTCTTGCAAAAGAGAAGATAATAGAATATATACCACATGGAATTAATGAGAATATCTTTAAACCAATCACAGAATATTCTCCTGAGTATAATGATATGATAACACTTAAAAAATCTATATTTGGTGATTTCGATCCAGAATTTGTACTTTTATACAATGCTCGTAATATTCGTAGAAAATCTACTTCAGATCTGATTGCAGCCTGGTCTCACTTTACGGATTCTATAGGCAAAGAGAATGCAAAGAAATGTGCACTACTACTGCATACTCATAAAACTGATGAGAATGGTACTGATCTACCTGTAGTTATAGAATTACTATGTGATCCAGAGTATCAGAAAGTATATTTTGCAGATGGTGCATATAGTCCAGATCAAATGAATTTGCTATATAATATTGCAGACGGAACTGCTCTAGTAAGTTCTAATGAGGGTTGGGGTCTATCTTTGACAGAGTCTATGATGGCAGGTAAAATGATAATTGCAAACGTTACTGGAGGTATGCAAGATCAAATGAGATTTGTAGATGATCAAGGTCAGTGGTTTACTCCTTCTACAGAACTACCATCTAATCATCAAGGCGCTTTAAAAGATCATGGCGCATGGGCAATTCCAGTATTCCCTTCTAATTTAAGTCTAGTAGGTAGTCTGCCTACTCCATATATTTGGGATGATAGGTGCGATTTTAGGGACATTTCTACCGCAATCCATTATCTATATAACATAGGCCTAGAAGATCGTCAGAGAATTGGTCTGAGCGCTAGAAAATGGGTTACAGGTGATGAGTCTATGATGAGTGCAAGATGGATGTGTAAGAATGTAATAAATACGATAAATAAGACAATTGATAATTTTGAGCCAAGAAAGAAATTTCAATTGATAAAAATTGAATCAATCAAGCCTAAAAGGATTAAACATAAATTAACATACTAATATGATAAAGCCGTTATGTGTAATATCATGTCCTATTGACACTTATTCAGGATATGGTGCAAGAAGTAGAGATTTTATTAAAGCTCTTTATGAGTCAAAAAAAGATGAGTGGGATATTAAAGTACTGCCTCAGCGTTGGGGTAATTGCCCATGGGGTTTTATTAATGATCATCAGGAGACTATGGGTTGGATGAATACTCTATTAATTTATCAACTTAATCAACAACCAGATTATTGGTGCCAGATCACAGTACCAAATGAATTTCAACCTATAGGTAAACTATATAATTTAGGCGTAACTGCGGGTATAGAGACTACTATATGCGATCCTAGTTGGATTCAAGGAGTGAATAAAATGAATTTAACTTTAGTATCATCTGAACATGCTAAACAGGTATTTGAGAATTCAAAATTTGATCAAAAAGATAATAATACTGGTCAGATAATAGCACATATAAAACTTGAGAAACCAGTAGAAGTTCTATTTGAGGGTATTGATACATCTAAATATTTTTATATTGATGATAATAATATCAAAGGTTCTGATTTAGTAGATTCTCTTGATGAGATCAAAGAAAATTTCTGCTTTTTATTTGTAGGTCATTGGATGAATGGAGATATCGGAGAAGATAGAAAAAATGTGGGATTAACTATAAAAACTTTCCTTGAGACATTTAAGAATAAGACTAATCCACCGGCTCTGATATTAAAGACAGCAAGAGGCACAAATAGTATAATGGATAGAGATGATATTCTTAATAAAATAGATTCAATTAGAAAGACTGTGATAGCTAAAACACTTCCAAATGTGTATTTACTTCATGGTGAATTTGGAGATAATGACATGAATGATCTATATAATCATGATAAAATTAAGGTTATGTTAGGTCTAGTAAAAGGCGAAGGGTATTTTAGACCACTTTCAGAGTTCTTTATGTCTAAAAAGCCAGCATTAGTATCATATTGGTCAGGTCATCTTGATTTTTGTAATGATGAATTTTGTAATTTTGTCCCAGGAGAACTTAAAGAGATACACCCCTCAGCTCAAGCACAGAATATGCTTATACAAGGATCACAATGGTTTTATCCAAATATGGACTTTGCAGCTAAGAAGATGCTAGATATGTGGCAGAATTATAAGAATTATGAGGTTAATGCTAAACGTCAATCTAGATATGTATTTGAGAATTTTACATATGATAAAATGAAAGAAAAACTCAATGAGACTTTAGATAAATTCCCTAAACACGTAGCTTTAAAATTACCCCAACTCAAAAAAATAGAATTACCCGCTTTAAAAAAAATGTAAATGATAGATAAATTAACTACTTGTCCAAAATGTGGAGCACTAGAATCTTGCTATACTACTCCTATAAATGAGACTATGAACTCCTATATTTGTTTTCAATGTGGGTATCAAACATCTGATTTAATGATAGAAGGAGAATTTGATTTTGAAGAATTTGAGTCCACACTTCCAGAACTTCATAAAGAATGTGCATATGTAGAAGAAAGTGGTAGAGTTTGGTACCCAGCTACTATAAATATTCCTACAAAAGGCACTGTATTTTTAAATGGTACTTCAAAAGATGATTGCTATTTTTCTGGAATTAAAACAAAAGAATTGACTAAAGAGGAGGCGCAATCTCCACGTTTTAAAAATCAAACGCATAAATCTGACTCACAGACTATGCAACATTTTGGAATAGACGGATTTTTTGATGCTTGTAATTATATAGGATTTTTTGAAATTGAAAATATAGAAGAGTAATGACTCCTACAATTAGTTATGCTATAACAGCATGTAATGAACATGAAGAATTAAATAGGTTACTTACCAAGCTATGTGATTATAAATCTGAAAAAGATGAAATAATAATCCAATTAGATACTAATGCATCAGATGAGGTTAAGATGATAGTGTTTGGTTTTAAAAATCACATAGAAACTCTAATTGAATTTCCATTAAATAAAGATTTTGCCACTTTCAAGAACAATATAAAGAATTTTTGTAAAAAGGATTATATTATTTATATAGATGCTGATGAATACTTAAATGAGGATATTATTGAATATCTACCAATGATATTAGAAATGAATCCTGAAGTAGATCTGTACTATATACCAAGATGGAATACAGTAGAAGGTTTAACAAAGGAGCATATATCTAAATGGGGTTGGAATCTAGATGATCAGAGTAGAATTAATTGGCCAGATTTACAAGGCAGAATTTGTAAGAACGTTCCAGAAATACAATGGATCGGTAAAGTCCACGAAAGATTAGTGGGATATAAAGGAGTATCAAGATTACCAGATCAATTTTATTTGATACATCCAAAGACAATAGAAAGACAAGAGAAACAAAATAAATTATACGACACAATATGATAGTAATTACTGGGAAGAATGGATTGTTAAGTAGAGAATTACAAAAAATAGATCCAAATATTATAGGACTATCTAGCAATGATTTTGATATTACAAAAGATGATATAAAATTAAAATTAAAATCAATAAATCCAGATATTATAATTCATGCAGCAGCTATAACTAATTCACATGATATAGATATAAATCCAATACTTGCTATAAAAACTAATATAATAGGTACTGGATATATATCTGAATATTGCATTGAGAATAATAAAAGATTAATCTATATATCTACTGATTATATATATCCAGGAATACGTGGAAATTATAAAGAAATAGATCATATACTGCCATATAATAATTATGCATGGACAAAATTAGGAGGAGAGTGCTCAGTTAGATTGAATCCAAATCATTTAATAATTAGAACTAGTTTTGGTTCAAATAAATTTCCATATACAAAAGCATGGACTAATCAAATAGTTAGTAAAGATTATATTGATATTATAGCTCCAATGATATTAAAAGCGATAAAATCTGATATTACTGGAATATTAAATATAGGAACGCATGCTAAAACTATATTTGAATATGCATCTAAGTATAATAAAGTTGAATCAATTAAAAAACCAACAAATAATAATTTTAGTTTAAATATTAGTAAATATGAAAAATTACTCAGTGATTAGTAAATGTCCAATAACCGAGCATAATAAACAAATAAAATATTTTGATTTAGGAAATATTCCATTAGTTAATAATTTGTGTGATACTAGAGAAGACTCTATTAATGCTCAAAAATTTCCGTTAAATATAAATTATTATCCTAAATCAGGAGAATCTTCATTAAGTATAGCTGTAGATGGGGAATTATTGTTTTCATATTATCTATTTAAATCAGAAGTAAATAAGCCATATTCTAAACATTGTCAAGAAATGTTTAAAAATATTCAAGAGTATATTAATATAGAAGATAATACAAGTATAATTGATATTGGTGGTAACGACGGTACATTACTTAATTCATTTAGAAGTGTAAGTGATAAAGTATTAGATTTATTAAATATAGATCCATCACAAAATTTATCTTTAGCGTGTAAAGAAAAAAATATTCCATGTTTAACTAAATTTTTTTCATATAAAATAGCTATAGAATTAGATAAAAAATCTGATGTGATTATTTCTACTAACGTATTTCAACATTTATTAGATATAAATTCTTTTGCAAAAGGAGTTGAACATTTATTAACTGAAAATGGTATTTGGATTTTAGAATTTCCATATTGGATTAGCGGAATGGAAACTAATCAATTTGATCAAATATATCATGAGCATGTATTTTATCATTCTATAACTCCTATGAAAATGATGATGGAAAAATATGGAATGAAAATTATTAATATTACTAAACAAGATATACATGGTGGTACTCTAAGACTTATAATAGCTAAATTTAATTCTAAATATACTGTAGATAACACCATTGAAGAATATATTCAATTAGAAAAAAAGTATGATTTAGATTATCATATTAAATGGGGAGAAGAAGTCCAAAAACATATTATTAATTCTAAAAACTTTATTAAACAATTAAAATCTGAAGGGAAAACTATCTATGGATTTGGAGCAGCTGCTAAAGGGTGCATTTATTTAAATGCAATGAATTTAGACTATAATGATATTGATGTTGTTATTGATGATACTGATATTAAACAAGGAAAATTTATTCCTGGTACAGGTATTCAAATAGTAAATAGAAGTATTTTAAAACAAAAACAACCAGATTATATATTAATTTTAGCACATAATTTTGCAGATTATATTATTAAATCTTTAAATTTAGAATATAAAGGAAAATTTATTATTTTAATACCAAACATAAAAACTATTTAAAATATGATACCAAATATAAAAAAAATTACAAAAGATGAACTTTTTTATTGGTTATGTAATGAAGCTGGAGTTAATCATCATAGTTGGTTTGGTGATCATTTATATGTAGGTGGACTAGAAATACAACAAGTACCTGAAGAATATATTGAATATTTATGGTTCTTAAAAAATAAAAAATTTAAAAATTATTTAAATATAGGAATTGGTAAAGGTGGATCATTTTTAATTGAAACTTTTATTCAAGAAAATTTAGAATCTTCAACAGCCATAGATAACTCTTCTTATTGGCATCAAGATCAAAGAGAATCTATTGTAGAAAAAATAAAATGGTTGAAAAATAATTTAACTAATACAATAGAATTTTATGATACTGATAGTAATGAATGGTTAACTAAATGTAATAAAAAATATGATATTATTTTTATTGATGGAGATCATTCATATGAAGGTGTTAAAACTGATTATAATAATGCTTTACCTTTACTAGAAGAAAACGGGTATATAGTTTTACATGATATAGCTAGCACTGCATGTCCAGGTGTAGTTAAATTATGGCAAGATATAAAACATAGTGAATGTTTAGAATTTATTTATAAAACAACATGTGGAATTGGTATATGGAAAAAGATATAAAATTATTTTATCACGCCTATCTAATTAATAACTATAAAGATATTATAACAGAACAATTAACTAATATTTTTAATTCAGGATTATACAAATATTGTCAAGAATTCCATATAGGTATTGTAGGTGGAGAAGAAGAAAAAAAGTGGATAATTAACTTAGTAGGAAAATATTCAAAAATAAAATTACATTTTTTTGATAATGGAGATGAAAAGCATACTTTAAGATTAATACCATTAATAATAAAACCAAATGATTATGTATTATATTTTCATACTAAAGGAATAACTCATAACTCTATATCTCAAAATTTATGGAGAAGATTAGTACAATATAAAGTTATTTATGAATGGAAAAAATGTATAGAAATATTACATGAATATGATAGTGTAGGTCCATTGTATAGAGAAGATACATTTTTAGGATATTTTCCTCATTTTAGTGGAAATTTTTGGTGGTCTAAATATAAACATATAATGTCTTTAGATAATTCATATTTAGATGAAAATTATATACATAAAAGAATGGGAGCAGAATTTTGGATAGGTTCTAACCCTAATGCTAAATTAAAATGTATACATACTTTTGTTGCTGAAGCAGATATTAAAGAGTACACGATAAACGAATATATATATGAATAAAACACTAGCAATAATACTACACTATAATTCAATCCAATATACAGATACTTTATTTGAAATATTAAAACCATATGAAAATAATGATTATGATTTATTAGTTTTTGATAATGGAAGCGATAAAGGAAAAGAAAGTAAATATACAACACATAAAATAGAAGAAAACTGTTATTATGGAGGCGGATTAGATATAGGATTTCAGTTTTTTTTAGAAAATCCCCAATATGATTCACTTCTTTTCTTAAATTCAGATTTAATAATCCACGGATATAATTTTATTAAAAATTTAAGAAACCAACTTTTTTCAATTCCCGAATTGATGATGTGCTCAGCTTGTATTATACAACCAGGAAAAGATCAATGTTATTGGCCACAAATGCATTGTTGGAATTCTCAAGAAATAAGATATGTCCCATGGGTAGATTATCAATGTGTATTATTAAAAAGAGAATTTATAGAAGAAGTAAAAGCTTTTGGAAGTCAATATGGATGGGTGCAAGATGTCATGAGTGGTATAGTATGTGAAGAAAAAAATTGGAAAATAGGTGTATGTGATTGGCTTCCAGTAATACATTATGGAGGGGGGAGTATTAAAGATAATTCTGATAAAGCTCATATAGCAGATTATAATAATAATGCATATAAAGAAATGATAAAGTACTTTGAAGATAAAAATCTTTCTTCAAAATTATATGAATTAAGAGAAAAAACAAAAAATTACACGTATTATGGATAATAATCTTATTTAGTAGTATATTGAGTATATATAACAGTAAAATATAATAAAAAAATGATAACCAAAAATTATTTAGGTATAATAATGCAGTCTAATTGGAATTCTCCTTTAAAATACTAAATATGGTCCTTTATCAACAACACATAATGTGGTATGAGTCTAAGATAGTAAATGAAATATTAGATTCATTACAAGCAGCGCTAATCTATAGTTCTGTACCAGTAGAATTAGTAATTTGCCTTAATTCCCAAACATATTTAGAAAAGCCTATTGATGGAAAATCTGAAGATATGTTTAATGAATTTTTATCTCATCCAATATTAAAAGATGCAAAAATAATACATAAAACAGATGATCATCCATTTTATAATATAGGAGATTGGCGCAGAGAAATATATAATACTAATGCAAAATATACAGTATGGGGTGAAAGTGATTGTTTAATACCTAATGATTATTTTTACATTTTATCTAATTTAGATATTTCAGAACCGCATACATTAAGTTGTGCTTCTAGAATAATGTGGGATGATTCATGGACTTGTGTTGAACATAATGACTTAAAACAATATCCAAATTTAGATAATCAAAAACCTAGTAATGAAGAATTAAAACCATTTCGTTATTATGACAGAATAACTCTAGATCAACTTAATGAATTTAATGATAAATATGATATATCAATTATAAAATTAGACAATAATAAAATAGATGGATCATTACTTGCTTTATCAGGAAATTTACCTACTCCATTTATTGCACCTGATATGAATTTTATACAAGAAGATACATGCGCAGCTTTATTTTTTCAAAAGTATCAAATTCCACAATATCATTTAGCTACTAGAATAAAAGGTCATAATTATTATCATCCTAATAAAAGAGTAAATACTATATCAACAAGAGAAGATATAGAATATAAACAAATGGCAGAAAAAAGTAAACGTAGCTTAAATAAATTTATATATGAAGAATAATATATCTCTTTTAGTTGGTCTTAAAAATAATCTAGACTACTCAAAAAATTTCTACTTCACAACTAGAAAATTATATCCAGAAATTGAGATATGCTTTGTAAGTTATGGATCTACAGATGGTACACATGAATGGCTAGACTCATTATCTGATATTAATCTAAAGTATTACTATGAAAAAGATTCTAAAACATTATCAGATACATTTAATAAGGCAACACAAATAGCTACTAAAGATTATGTAGCATATTTACATAATGATATTGTTTTAGCTCCAAACTTTATAGAAAATATATTAAAGCATATGACTCACTCTAGAGCTGTATCATATACTACGATAGAACCACCTATATTCTCAGGACATGAAAGACTTGGTAAGATTATAAGAGATTTTGGTATTGATATAAATAGCTTTAGGACTTCTGATATGTATAAGTTTGCAAATGAAGAGGCTCATAATAAATCTAATATGCTAGAACCAGGGGTAACATTTTTTATGTGTATGCCTAGAAAAGTTTTATTAGAAATAGGTGGTATGGATAATCTATTTAATCCTTTTTTTTGTGAAGATGATGATATAATAAATAGACTTAAATTATATGGTTTAGAATTAATAACTTCTTTAGATGCAATATGTTATCATTTTGTAAGTAAGACTTCTAGATTTTCAGAAGAATATAAAATACAAACTCAAATACTAGAGATTAAATCAAATAGAAATTATATCAGAAAATGGGGATCAAGAGGAAATTATCTAAAATATAATATAGCATATGTAGCTCATAATTGTAATATTCACGCATTAGAAACTTTAGAACCGTGGTGCGATAAAATATATATCAATGATCTATTTAATTATATAGAAAAAGAACAACCAAATACTAAATATGATTTGACAAAAAGAATATTGCCACTCATAAATTCAAATCCTATTCAAGATAATGATATTATAGTAGAATTTGATTGTTTAAAATTTAACCAAAGAACATTTGAATTATTACAATCTCTTCCTGCTATAATAAAAGAATCAGGAGAACCTGGATATTTTGAATTAGAAGACTTAAAAATTACAATAAATCAAATTATAGAAAGACAGAGTGACTTAATACATTTATTTTAAAATTTCATTATTATTTAATATGTTCTTATTATCTAAATTAATATCATATGAGTTCTAAAAATAAAAAAGAGGAAAAACCTCAAAGTAGAATAGTGGTTTTAGGAGATATTGATGATGAGAATGTAAATGACTGTATATCTCAAATATTAGAAATTAATGAATTAGATTCTAATGTACCTATTGAAAAATTAGAACCTATAAAATTAATAATAAATTCACAGGGTGGAGAAGTCTATAGAGGATTTGGACTTATAGATTGTATTGAACTTTCAAAAATACCAGTACATATTACTATATTAGGTCAAGCTCAATCTATGGCACTACCAATATTATGTGTAGGACATCATAGATCAATGTCAAAAAGATCTACTTTAATGTATCATGAAGTCTCTTGGGGAATAGGATCTGACACAAAACTTAGTACTCATCATAAAGAAGTTGAAGAGGGTCATAGATTACAAGATATGTATGATTCTATTATTTTAGAACGCTCTAAAATACCAAAGAAGAAACTTGATGATATTAAACTCAGAAAAGAAGAGTGGTATATATCTCCAAAAGAGGCTCTTAAATTAGGATTGATTGATGAGATAATTTAAATATTTATAATAAAAATTACATGGATAATATAATACCAAAACCAAGAACATCAGTAAATATAGCTGGTAAAAAATTAGGTCTTCAGTTTGATTTAAATACTAATGAGACTAAGAGAGGAGTTAAGATGCAATTCATATTAGATTCAGATGAAATGGATCCAAAAGAAAAACAAGATTTAACTGAGAAAATATCAACAGCTCTTCAAAAAAGATTTGGTGATGCTGGATTAATGGTGGATTTTGATGACAGAACTCCTTATAAAAATGTTATAGGATTTATTGTGCCATTAAATTCAATCACTAATATGTTGATTAATATACTTAAAGGTTCAAAATAAATCAAATAGTATTAGTTATGGCTTTAGCAAAAAAAGATAAAATAATTAGGGCAATATTTGACAATATACAGGAATTGACTGCGGAAGATATAGTAAAATCTCAGCAATTTTTAGATATGCTTAAAGAGAGAACTCCTATAGCAATAGAAGATGCTCATAAGTCTAATAAAATATTTGCAACTTTATTTGAAATAAATGACTCTACATCTTATATAGAAATTCATAAAAATAATTGGATCTCTGCATTAGAATCAATATTAGCTATGTATGTTACTCAAGAGGACTATGATACTTGTAAAAAAATAGCATGGTTGATACAAGAGATAAAAGACAAGCAGAAAAAAATCCCGTTAAAAAAGTAAAAGGTCATGGAAGAATATAAGCAAATACAAGAGGCAGTAAATTCTATATTGAATATACAATCATTTATTAAAAGAAAGGCGCAAAGAGGTGGGATTGAAAAGAAGAGGGAGATCTTTGTAATGATCATAAATATGATAGATGAGGCTATAGTAAGATCAAATATAGCATACTCAGATCTAGAAATAGATACTGCTAAATATGATGAAAAGTTTTATAGTATTATTGATTATCTACTTCTTATGAGTTATGGACCTGAATGTTATGATCTAATTAGCTTTTATCTTTGGGAACGTATGGATGAAGATGGTAATTCTCTAGCGTTAGTAGACACATTTGGTAATCATATAGAATTTAAAAGTCCTTATGATCTTTGGGATTTAATGATAAAAATTAATCCTAAAATAAATAAATAGAGATTTTATGGCAGACTTATTCCAAGATCCTAGACAGGCTCTTAAGGATCGTAATGCTAAATTAGTTATTCCAGAATCTAAAATAAGAGAGGCTATAAATCATAGTAATTATATTTATAAAGCCGCTGCATATCTTAATGTATCTACAGATAGATTTAAAAATTACGCAAAAAAATATTTAGATCCAGATACTGGGTTAAATCTTTTAGAATTACAAAATAGAAATTTACTTTTAGCTAAAGCTCAAGAAATAGGTAAAAAACCAATAAGAACCTATAAAAGCTATCATGATAAGAATGAGTTTACTGAAGAGGAGATAAGATATGCGATGTCTGTTACTTTATGTAATAAACAGGCTGCAGAAATTTTAGGGGCTTCACCATATGTATATAAGAAATGTGCATCTGCTATTATAGATGAAGAGACTAAATTAAGTCTTTTTGAAATACAATATCAAAAGTGGAAGAAATACTCATTTGAAAAGTATAAACTAAGAAAAGAGAAATTTAAAAATTACGATCCTCAAAAGGCGGCTGAAATAAAAGAGAAATGGGAAAAGCAGAAATTCACATCTGAAAATCTCCCACCAATGAGCGAGCGCCCAGATAATTGGAAATATAAAGGACTTGAATTATCTGAAGAGATTATTCGAGGCGCTATGCGTAATACTAGGTCTAATAAAGAGGCGGCTCAATGGCTGAGAGTATCATATAAGACTTGGAAAAAGTATGCAAAAATGTATATTGATCAACAGACGGGTAGATCTTTATTTAATTTGCATTTATCAAATGGTACAGGTATACCAAAAGCAAGAACTAAAAAGACTAAAAATAGTTTTCAATTTGTAGAATTAGGATATCAATTAATTAAAGGTCAAACTGCCACTCCTAAAAGAATTGATCAATTAGCCTCAAGACTTATGAAAGATGGTAGACTTGGATATTCTTGTAGTGAGTGCGGATATTGTTCTAAAAGACCTATTGATATGAAGATGCCCCTAATGATAAATTTTATCAATGGAGATCGTTCTGATTGGACTGAAAGTAATTTAAGATGGGTATGTTATAATTGTGCTTTTATACTAGCTTTAGATTTTACTAATAGAAATAAACGACAAATATTACAAGGTACTGCTCCAGAGTCTCCAGATGCACCACAAGAATCTGAAAGCTTTTATAAAATAGATGATTTTTATTTAGAACATCTTAAAAGTTTGGGAATTGGACAATTAGCAGAAAAAGTTCAAGAGCCTATAAAAGATGATAAAAATCCACTACCAGAAGATCTTATAGATTACCAATAGTCTACTTAAAAGATAGATTTCTATTCTTCAATTTTAATTTGTACTTTTGTTAAAAATTAAGGTTATGAAATATAAAATCACAGAATTTTTCTTTGGAATTCCAGCAAAAGGTCAATCAATTTTATCAAATTCAATTGGGTTTAGGACATGTGAACCAGAAAATAGACCAGATTTTAATAAATGGGCTATTGATTATAATGTAAGTTCAAGAGTGCCTATTACATTTAGGCAATTAGCAATGACTCATAAAATACGATAGATTTGAAAAAGATCAATAAGGGAAATCTTTTAAGACTCTTAGCGTATATTTTATTTTCTTTATATATAACTTTTAATGGAATAAAGATAGATATTGGAAATTTTAAATTTTATGTTAATGGTCTTTTAAAGAGTGAAATTCCTAAATAAAAGTAGTACATTTTGGTTTTTTCTAAATAATGATAATATTTATTATTATAAGAATTTACCATGATAATATTACAATCTAATATAACACCGATGCCTAATCCACTTAGTTCTTATCAGAACTATGTATTACAATATGGAATATTAGGGATAATTACTGTTATACTTGCCTGGGTTGCATTTCATCAATATCAAAAATTAGTAGAGAGAAATGCGCAATTAGAGCAAAAGATAGACAAAGTACAATTAGATATGACGAATTTACTTATAGAAGAGCGTGATAGATTAGCTAAACTTATAGAAGATAATACAAGAGCATTAACAGAATTACAGAAATCTATCTTAACTTTTATGATAAACCATAAATAATATTAAATATGGAATTCATTATGTCTTATTTTGTATATATAATATTCATTTTAACAATAATTATACTTTCAATATCACGTAAAAATAAAAAAATATTAAAGTATTATCAAAATAAACACAAAAGTTAAATTTTTTATTTACAAAATTTTTATTTAATTTTATATTTTAAATCAGTTTTGAATAAGTATGCAGCAAGAATTAGAGAATAAGTACTATTGTAAAGTTTGTAATGTAGAAATACATCCAAAAAGAGCAGCATTGGGATATAAAACCACATGCGTAAATCACTCAGAAACATCTAAATTTACAGGATTAATAGTTATAGAAGGCACAGAGAGCAATGAAGTCTCTTCAATAGAGATCATAAGAGATCCTAAAATAGCTCAAGAAATACAGAGACTTAAATCTATATCATCAAATTCAGATATTTATTAAAAAATAATTTATCTGTATGTCAAATATTAAAGAAGCTATAAGCACATTACCAGACTACGAACAAGAGCAAGTAAAACAATATGCAACTTCTCTAAAAGAGATCAAGAAAAAAATTATAGAACTTATTAATAAGGGTAAAAAAAATCTTGAAGAGTCTGGAGGTAATATGAGTAATAATTTAATATTACATGATGAAGAATAAAATTATATTTTATGGAAGATAATAATAAGGTAATTTCTCCTGAAGAATTAATAGATCAAATAAGAATATCTATGGAATATGCATATCTATTAGGATATTCTGAGTGTCTTAATAATACAAATTCAGGATCGAATATAAAATCTTCTAATCCAGACAGGGCTATAAAATATTATATAGATACCCTAAAAATAAAATACGGTATTTTAAACCAATAAACTAAAAATTAAAAGTTATGAACAATCACATCGAATTTCCACAAGAAACAGTCTCCACATTTTTTAGTGAAAATGGAATAGCCAGATTTGAAGTAGACATTTATTCATTTAAACAATTTATTGAATCTACTGAAGGAGATCCAAATGATGCATTAAGGTCTAAATTTGAAAAATTTTTGGATGATCTTGTAGAAAATATGAAATTTTATAAAAATAAAAGAGTAGTAAATTAATACTATACTTAGAAAATAAGTTTTTATATCTCATCTATTATTTTTACTTTTGTATTGTAATCTATTTTTAACACATAAAAACTCAAAAAAATGAGGAATCAAACAAATCGTCCAAAGCAGTACAAGACTCGTTCTTACATTCAAAAAGCGATCATCGCTAATCGCCGTCTCCGTAATGGTGATATTACTCTTACAGCAGAGCGTACTGGTTATTCTATTACACATGTGAGTGATGTAGTAAGTGGTAAGCAGTTTAATACTCGCATTATGAATCATATTTTTAATATGGCTCGTAATCGTAAGCAAAATGCTGAAATAGTCTCTGAGATTAACTAATTAATAAAAAAGAGACAATACTTATTAAAAGACCTACAAAAAAAGTAGGTCTTTTTTTTATACTTAAAATTTAGACTTTATCTCTAATCAATAATATAATACTTTTACTTTATGAGCAATATTAAATACCAATCTACACCGATCTATTGGCCACTTAAACATAAAACTGATCAGTATGAAAGAGTATATTATCCAGATCATAATAATAAAACCATGATTTTGATTAAAATTGGCTCTATTTATAAAGATAAGACAGTTACTTCTATATTTGTTGGTCATACGAGTGTTTTTGTAAATTATACAATTCAAAATGATAATAAAATAAAATGTGTACCAATAAGTACTTTTATTAGTAAATTGTCATTATAATATACTCTTAAACTAAATTAAAGCTATCCAGATTATTAAATTTGCTATTTAAATAATAAAATCAAAGTATTATATTATAGAGTATTAGATGATCAAGAATAGCATCTAAATTTAATTTAAATTTCAAGTGAATCTATAAATAAAAATATATGAATTTAGATATTAGAAAAATTTCAGATAGTGATTTTGAAGTTATTTCAGAGACACATATAAAATAATATTAATAATAAATAAAATAAAAAAAGATGATTAAAAACCAAACAGTTTATCAAGGTAGAATAGTATTGAAATTTGAAAAATATCCACATTATACGAGTATTTCAGATGGTGTGCTAAATAAAATTCATTTAGATCTTGGATTTACTAAACTTGTAAGTAGAATAATGCCCACAAAACTCTCTAAGACAACTAGTAAAATGATTCTTAATAAAGAAAAAGTACATTTAATAGAGACTAAAACTGGTGGATTTATTAGGGATTATAAAATTGAAGATCCATTTTTGTCTCATTCGACTAATCCAGAAATATTTTACTTATATGATAGTTTTGTAACTGCAGATGGTAATTATATAGGCGATGCCACTATTGGTTGGTTTTATTATAAAAATAATTTTAAAGTTTGCCAAGATTACCCTATTGGAGTAGCAGAGATATATGATAATGAAAAACTTGAGGCATATTATGGATTTACACATAGAGGAGGTGCGCCATTTTATATAGGAGATAAATTATTTGAAGAGACATATATTCCAAAAGAAGAAGATTTCGAAGAGTGGGAGTGGGCTGGATTTGAGTATGATATGAATAATAGTGATAGTGATGATAAAAATATATGTGATTATATTCCATTTAGAAAACGAGGTAGTAAAATAATAGAGACTTTAGAAGAGGCAAAACGGGCAGCTATTAATCTTTCTGAATATTTGTCATAAAAATATTTTATAAAAAGTTTTTTTTATCAAAAAATAGTTGTACTTTTACATCATAATAATTAACTCACCACCCATGCGCCACTCTAAGATATTCACCACGGATGAAGTCCATTCGATAATGAAAGGTAAGATGACCGCTTTTTATGAGGTGGTTAAACCGCAGCAAACCGTATTCGTGAACAGCTAAAACAAGGTAAGTAACCCGCAAGTAGCGGATAAAAAATAGGGAATATGACAGTAGCAAAACAGTACAGAAAAAAGCCCGTAGTAATTGAGGCGATATTGCTAACGCATACCGCAGAATCAATAGCGAGTGTGCAAAAATTTATACAGAATGGCGTGCTTGATAAAAATTCATGCGCTTCTGCATCCGATGCATGGGATATGTATCTTGATATTGTTCGTGCTCGTGGGGGTATCGAAATAAAAACACTAGAAGGTACTCACTTGGCATCATTTGGAGACTATGTAATAAAAGGGATAGCAGGAGAATTTTATCCGTGCAAGCCCGATATATTTAAAGGTACATACGAAGAAGTATAATCATCACACATAAAACACACAAACTAATGGAACAAAAAGAACTATCAATAATGCAAAGCGCATTTCAATTTAACGATGGCAGACGCATTATAGTCTACACATCAACAAGTGGCATTGTATCTTATGAGTGTAATGAAAAATGGGAAACCGTTGGTAAGCCATTTGCTACATGCCCCATGGAGTATATGACCAACAAATCGTTTTCTGAATATCATGCCGATATAAGAAAACTACATGCAGAAACGGGGAATAGCGTTCTTGTAGAAGAAATGTCAACATGTATTTCCCCCGACCCGATGATACCGATGGAGCAGCCCAAACAATACGAGCCTTCATTACATGGTTTAGTAGCCGACCTGCGTAATAAGTTAGGGTGCGTATATGGTCATATAAATGATTCATCTATGTACTTCGCCACGACATACGGGACAGAGCAGGTAGAGCAGAGCGATGTCCAACTGCAAGAGAAGTCCGAAAAATCATTTGATTGCCAAATGGAGATAGAAGGTAAAGCACCATGTCAAGAACAATGTGAGCATTGTAAAGACTATTACAATAGTAAATTAAAGTCAAGTGTACCATCTATTCCTACTGATGAAGAGATATACAATAAGTCTCAAGAATATTTTAAAGAGCACAGCGTATATAAATATCCTCAAAGTTTTTACGTAGCAGGTTACAAGCAAGCATTATCAGACCTACAAACCAAAGGAGGGGCAAATGGATAAGAAAGGCAGATACATTATCGCATCTATTTTTATAGTAGCAACGATATTTTCATTTGTTATTGTACTATTCAGCACTATAGATTTTTATACACATAAAACCATAAATATATGTCTATTCGTTTGTTGCTTAATTGTTTTATGTATATCTCCCGCAATTGTTTACTATCAAAATAAAATGTCTAACAATGGATAAGCACACAGAACGTTTAAAATCAATGGCGGAGAAGATGGCAAAATGCGAATATTCAAGATCAAGTTATTTGGTTGGGTTCATAAATGAGGATTGGGATAAGTTACCTAAATGGGTAAAAGTAAAAGAAGTCAACCGAATGCTCCCCCTTGCGGAGCTAGCACTACGAGAGGCTTATAACGAAGCACATGAATGCTACATAAAAGGTTGGCAAAATAACGATTCCGAACTTAACTATACAGACATAGGAAACTATTTACAATCACGAGGGATTATACCCGCAAAACAAAAGTGATGAACTCAGAGCAAGCATATGAACTATTGATTTACTGCATCGAGCAAGACAAAGAATACGGGCGTCTTATTTGTAACAGGTTTAACAGGCATAGGAACTATAACATAAAGTACATGCGTCACCTAAAAAGGAACAGACGCCATAACCTCAAAAACCAACACAAGTTATGACCAATGAACAGCTTGCCGATAAGGCGTACCCATTAGATGGGAGCGAATATATACTTTCTGAAATATCAATTAAAGACAACCGTATTGGTTACGCCCAAGCCCTGACAGACTGCCAATACTTCGCAGAGTGGTGTAGTATGAACGGGTGGGTTTATGTAGATTTTAAGGTAATGTGGGTTAATCCAAAGTCGGGTTTAGAGCCATCAACCACCGAACTTTTCTCATTATTCATTCAAGAGAAACAATCTAAACGAGCGGTGGAGATTGTTAAAACTAAAATGGAGAAGATATGAGAACAGCAGAAGAATACGTAAAAGATGCAAGAAACAAATCAATTTTACAGCCGATAAAAGGACTTGATTATTTCTTTGAGCAAGCCATCAACGCAGCCCGAAAAGAGGCTATTGACGAAGTGGTGAGTAACTTAGATAAATACTTTACCGTAGAAATGTGTCCTACTTATGTAGAAGGCGGTGAATACCCTGAACTTTCAGCCAACTCGCAAGCCATCGAGAACCTAAAAAATAGTATGAAATGAAAATAGATGAAAAGAAGGTATATAAATTGTATATGGAGTGGGTTAATAAAGTCAGTGATGAGTTTGATTGGAAAACCACATTTGGACCAAAAGAAATAGTAAATAAGATAGTGAATATAATAGAGACATATCCAGAATTAATAATCAAGGAGTAAGACAATAAAGAAGGAGAGCATAATTAAAATAGATCTATAACAATAACTATAAGAATAATATAGATAAGATCACTAGTATAGAGAATAACACTCCAGGATATAAATAAAGCAGAGAGTTTATAAAAGAAGTATAATAATATAATTTATAATAAAAAAACAAGGCATGACACCATTAATAGCAAGAATGATCCTAATAGGAATTTATATAATAAGTGCAATCAGAGTATATAGATGGATAAGAAAGGCCTACTCTATAGGAGGTAGATTTCAAGTATTAGAGATTAGTGCTGATACGTTATATTTGACATTGCAAATACAATAGCTGCCCGCATTACTCTATTTGAAAGTCCATTAGCAGAACCAAAGAAATCAAAGAAATTTAATTATAACAGATTTTTTAGAATAAAAAAATAGGGGCGTGGTAAATCCTATAGAAATAGTAGTAAAGTAGGTATAAGAGGCGATCTCTTAAAAATTAGGTAAATAGGTGTAAAATATCGGTATAAAGAAGGGGATTATAGAGAGGCGATTTTAGTGAAACTGGGAGGGAGGGTTCCAGGACTTTGAAACTCACAGGAAAAAATTAATCTTTCGAGTGAATTAATAAATCTTCTCTATCTATAAATATGCGTAAACTTGCGAAAATTATTATTTTTTTAAAAAATTTTTATTATTTTTATAGAAAAAACACGTAAATCAATATGGGACTACTTATCACGATTAATACAATAATATTAATTTTTAATTTTATAACTCTATTTGCAAGTATAGCGACACTATTTACTCCAGCGTATACGTACTTTCGCAGAGATGAAAAGCGATTAGTCTATATGATTATAGTAATATCACTATTAGCTATGCTGTTATTTGGATATGATGTATACTATCTAGTATTAGTAAAAAAAAATTTTTAACAGGCACCGGAGGTCTCCTGCAAAGGTAAAACAAAAAAGGTATCTGGGTAGACCAGAAAATAAAAAAGGTATTTTTTTATAGTCTCTACCGATTGACTTCCTATTTAGCAAGGATCATTGACATCAACGAGATCTGAAGCTAGATCAGATACACCTTGTGGGCCTGCAGTGATATAATGTCTATAAGAGAGGTCTATTTATTTTTTTCTGTGTCATCCATTTCCAAGCGCTAGGGCTATGCTACTCTGGACCAGTGGCCTAATTGCTACGCAGACTATATAATAAATCAACTGCTCTTACATTCATAAATATACTAGTTTTGGAGAAAAAACAAAAAAAGTATCCAGAAAACAAAAAAAGTATTTTTTACTATAAAAACAAAAAAGGTATCTGGGTAGACCAGAAAATAAAAAAGGTATTTTTTTAAAATAAAAAGAAATAAAAATTAAATTGAATTAAAATCCTCTATTATAATAATCATCTCTAGATTATACGCACGTGAAAAGAAAGTAGAAGGGGGTAATGGAATGAGTAAATCTAAAATAGATTTGATATTATAAAAAGAAATATATTCTAAAGAGCTTTTAAATATCAAAATTACTTTTTACTTTTACTATATGAAAAACACAATTGAAATACTAATCGATAGGCTAGGCTCTGAAAAGGTGCACTTTAAATTCACAAAGGTAGACGGCACTTTACGTGAGGCTCTAGGCACAACAAATCCAGAACTACTACCATTAGAGGCCAAAAGGGGTGGAGATCGTAAAACTCCAAAAACGGGCGTGGTAAATTTTTATGATTTTATTGCAGACGGGTGGAGATGCTTTCAAAAGAGCTCGGACATAATCATCTTAGAATAATATAACCTACTCATATACCTCCTAATTCCTCATAATCACAATGTAAAAGTACACCTTATTTTTGACACTTGACACTATTTTCTAGTATATTTGTTTTTATAATATCGTCTAAAGTCAGTCGCAGAGCGGAGTATACCCATCCTCGGTAAGTAGCTCCGAACCTTTCAGTGATTGCTGGCGTTGCAATTTGATAGGGTAAAAGTAAAAGAAATACCTGACACTTAGAAATTATTTATCAGGTATTTCTTTTTTTAATGTCTAGATCTGTCCTGACCTAGTAGCGAGAAATAGCAGATCATTGAGCTCGATCATTGCCTGATAGGCCGCTGATTTTGAGTGGGCTCCTATGTGAAACTCTATAGGCTCATTCTTATCCAACACTCTGCCCTCTTTCCAGTCATATATTGTGAATACCTCGCCAAGATCATTTTCACAATCCCAGTCAAAGTTGGTTTTATCCTTGCCAGTATTGTATTGGCCTTGAGGCTCTCCTATAATATGTATAAGATCATTTACTGAGCATGTCACTGTGTGACCGCCGAATGTTGTTCCGCCTGTAGATTTGTTTGTTAGCTTTGCCATAATTTTTAGTTGTTTATTATGATGTAAAAGTAAGACAATGATTTGACACTTGAAAGAAAATTATCGTATATTTGTTTTTATAAATTAGCAAAACAAATACTTGTAAAAAAACTACCTACTTTAGATTATGTGTTGTATATTTGCCCTACACAAAACAACTAAAAGATATGATAAAAACAATCGAAATGGATTGCATTCCATTCACAGACAATCAAAAGGAAGATCAAAAATTCTGGGGCATTTTAAAGCAAAAGAATATATTGCTGAATATTATAACTTGGAATGGTCCAGGAGGAGGATGTCCAGTAGTAGAATTTACAGGATCAGATGAAGATCTGCGTTATATATTGGCTGAGATATTCTATGCTGATGAGAATGATATTGCAATGTATATGGGAGAGGAATAAATTACAAAAACAAATACTTGTAAAAAAGCCACCTACTTTCAACTTTATTTTATACTTTTACACTACAATAAACAACTAAAAGATATGAATAACACATCAAAAATCACAGTAAATGGACTTACATTCCATTTCTCTTACACTACATTAGTGGCAATAGAAGATTCATCTATTCGAGTAGTACATAAAAACATTTGGAGTCGTACTACCGCCAAACATCTTAATAATATAGATGGTGGATGGATAATGAATCGAGTTAATGCTGATGAATTTAATAGGGTAGTGTTGCAAATGTGCGCTGCTCATGGAGTGGATTCAATACCCACTTTAAACTAAAAAATATCTGACTAAAAGCTTTATATTCTCAAAATAATCTCTTACTTTTACATCACACTAAACAACTAAATACAATGGCAAAGACACTCACAAATAAACAGACACTTACAAAGATGATTAACTCACTCGACCCTATCCAGTTAGGAATACTTAGAGAGAGGATACTCGCGATGACAGAGAATATATTAGAGAATGAACAGGAGATTCGTAAGTCTATGGAATCAGAAGGCAAAAGGTCAATGATACATCCAGACTACTACTTCCAGACGATGGAGTCAATCAGAATCACAATGGAGTATTAAGAAAATAAATACCTGAGATAAAAGTACAAAGTCTCAGGTATTTTTCTTATCTTTACAATCTCAAAATAATAACATGGACCACAAACATATACACGAACTAATTGCCGGCTGTAAAAACAACGATAGGCAGTGCCAGGAGGAGGTGTATAAATACTACTATCCAAATATGCGCCAGATGCTCTATAAATACTTTAAAGATATTAGAGACTTAGATGAGGTAATCAATGATGGGTTTCTCAAAGTATTCAAGAAGATAGATTCATACCAAGGTATTGGCTCTTTTGAGGGCTGGGTGAGAGTGGTGATTAAGAATACGGCTCTCAATACTATTAAGTCTCCAAAGCATAAAGATATTACTAATGATAGGGTAGTACTTGCTGAGATTAAAAATATGTGGAGATCAGTGGCTTATAATGACAATGGGGAATATGAAGCGGCAAAGCAGTTTGAGATTGCTATATCATTGCTGCCTAAATCCTCTGAAAAGGTGATGAGACTTGCATCTATTGGATATAAATATCGAGAGATAGCAGATATGCTAAATACAGCCGAAGGCACAATTAAATGGCATGTTGCAAAATCAAGGCAAAAACTGAGCTTTTTATTATCTTAAAATAAATGTAATAAAAAAGTGCAAATTATCAAAAATTAGTTGTACTTTTACATCACACTAAACAACTAAAAGATATGACAACTACAGAAGCATTCAAGGCATTTAGAGCTATTGCAGCGGACAAACTCACTACCGAGGAGATATTTAAAATTTATGACATAATCTCTGCAGCTAATATGGGGGGCTGGGAAGAAGGTAGGAAATCTATGTTATCAATATATGCTCCTCATGTATATAAAATTCTCTATCCAGAGCAAGAGACTCCGCTTAATTTAATACCTGGATTTATGGGTACGGAGATAGCCGTAAAATAAAGAACTAGTGGTTGTGAGTGACTAATATACAAGGTACCGCTATAGGGAAAGACATATAGTATATTGTGGAACTCTCAAATTTGGTCAGGTGGTGCAATTGGTAGACAACTGGTAGATGGGTTCGAATCCATTACAGTAGGTATGTAGGTTCGAATCCTACCCCGACTACTTAATAAGAAAATAAATATCTGATTAAAAACTTTTTATTTTCAACTTTATTTTATACTTTTACACTACAATAAACATCTAAAAGATATGAACACATTTGTAATTAAAAAAGAACACTTAAATACAGAAAATTACTATATTGGTAAAGAGGATTTAAGTAATTATCAAGGAAATATAGAATCAGATAAGTATCTTGGAATAATAAAATTCTACAATACTTTAAAGGCTACTGGTTATATAAATTTTGGATTTGGCAGTGGTATTCAAGCTGATGGGAGTATTAAAGCTGGTTGGAATATTCAAGCTGATGGGATTATTCAAGCTGGTTGGAGTATTCAAGCTGGTGGGAGTATTCAAGCTGGTGGGAGTATTATTTGTAAAGGAGATCTATCAAGTAAATTGAGAATATTTGCAGGATTAACCACTTGGAAAATACCCACTCGAGAAGAAATGCAAATAAAAGTAGGCAAATTAGTAGAAGGTAAAATATGTTATGGCGAGCTAATTGAGACTGGATTGCCAAAAGAAGATTGTTGTGAAAATAAAATAGTGGAGATAGACGGAAAAAAATACCAATTAAAAGCTTTATAGTAGAAAAACAAATACCTGAGATAAAAGTACAAAATATCAAAAATTAGTTATACTTTTACATCACACTAAACATCTAAAAGATATGAATATTAAAGAAATAGCATTATTATTAGCAGGAGGCGCTATCTGCGCGTTTCTTATTTGGTTGGCAATGTTTATTATTGCCGTAGTTGGATAAAAAATATCTGACTAAAATCTTTATATTCTCAAAATAATTTCTTACTTTTACAGCATACTAAATAACTAATAGCAACATGGGATTTTTCAGCTGGTACACACAAGACACAGGCGAATCAATCGCCAATAACTACTCATCCAGACCAACATTTACTGTATTTATGGTAGATGATAAGGGGAATAAATGGAGAGAAGATGACTATGAAGGATACGGAGTATTCGGTGGCAAGGATTATTTTCAACTTCTTGCTGAGATGAATGGTATCGCAATAGGAGATCTGGACAAAGACAGAGATGCGGGCATAGATCTTGCCTTTAAAGATTCTCCAGAAGGAGATAATCCAAATTGCAAACATCCAAATCTAGTAGAAGATCCTAATTGGGAATGGAAGAATGACTATCCAGAGTCTTGCCCAAATCAAGGTTATTTTTATGAGGACGAGGACGAGGATGAAGAGGAGTGGTATGATGTAGATGATGAGGCATGATAGTAGAAAAACAAATACCTGAGATAAAAGTGCAAAGTCTCAGGTATTTTTTATACTTTTACTTGAGGCTAAATGAATTTGCCTCTCAAAATAACTAAAACATATGTATAATCTTTCAAAATCACAAAGCTCAATCACAGCCAAAGTAGAAAGCTTAATAGGTCGTATGGACAAGATGACAGAGGTGGATATTAAATCTGAATTCATTTCTGTTCTAAATGATCAAGAAACTTCAGTAAGTGATAAGACTAGAGCTTACTGGATTAATGAGATCTCAAAATGTAAAAGCAAAATAGCTCTTATGTTTTCTATTACTAATTTACACCTTGCTGGCTGCGATCTTAGATTAAATCCAAAGAGGGATTAATATAAAAAATATCTGACTAAAAGCTTTATATTCTCAAAATAATTTCTTACTTTTACTTGAGGCTAAATGAATTTGCCTCTCAAAATAACTAAATACAATGGCAAAGACAATAATCACGCTCGATCCAAAAGCACAAGTACACGGAAATGGAAAAAATTTGTATGCAGTATCAGTATCTAATATTGATGATGATTTTGGAGATTCCGTTATAACTCTGATAAAAGCTGATAGCGAAGATGAGATATATGATGATGTGTTTTATAAATATGGAGATGATATGGACCAGGATGAGTTTTATGAATATTGGCAAATAGCAATTACACTCATAGGAAAAATATCATAGTAGAAAAACAAATACCTGAGATAAAAGCTTTATATTCTCAAAATAATCTCTTACTTTTACTTGAGGCTAAATGAATTTGCCTCTCAAAACAACTAAAAGATATGAGCACAGCACAATCATTTACACTACCTAATACACAAGTATTCTGTAAAGAGGTAGATCCAGCAAAAATCACTCTCGCAATTAAATATTTGCGACTACTTGGTGTACCAGTCTATAATAATACTAGAGAATATGATTCTGAATATCCTTATATCATGTTTGATAGAATTTTGATGACTCAGACTAATGAAAATTGGATTAATAATAATGATTGCAAATCTGTAAATACAGTAGAGGAATTTGTAGCCCTATTTGAAGGTCATAAATCAATTAAAATTGAACACGTAACCTCATCTAATTACACTGCAGAAATAGATAGTAATGGTATCAAAGTTGGCTGTCAAGATGTAATTATCCCAGCATTTCTTGAAGTGATAAAAGCAGCTATGACATATAAACTGATCACTCTTGAAGACATCACTGCAGATCATCAATATGAATAGTAATTTTACAGAATAGATAATAAAGTGAGTATAATATTCTCTCCTCTGCTCACTTTAATGCAAAATAATTCCTCCCTTGGCATTGAGAGTCCTCTAGAAATAGGGGATTTTTTCTAAACTTGCTAAATAGATTTTATTTTCTATTCTATATTATATATAATTGTATTATGGATTTTATCTTTGAGTGTACTATAGAATTAAAAAACAGACAGAGATAATATCCGCGTCTAGTTCATTATTGGCACAGGAGATGGTTATAGAAAAATTTGGATATTCTTCTAAACTTTTATATATAAAATTTCTACTTTGAACGAAACGAGAGAAAAATCATGATATTTATTACAGTACGAGAGCATGTAAGGTGTGACGACCAAAATACTCAATACTATAATTTAGTTTAAATTTTTTACATTCAATATTCAGGGTCGTCACCATAGGGCTTAAAAGCCACCTGAAAAAATTACAGCGCTTCTCTTTAGAGGCGCTTTTTTTATGCCTCAATTCACAGGTGGTGGTAGAATACCTGGTAAATATAAACTACTAGACTTCAATTGTAAATGATTGTTGGATCTGGTCAATTAAATCTTACAGTGATGGCCCTGGTTACCTTTTGAATAATTTCGGACTGAACGCATGCCCGCGCTAGGACGCCCATCGGTAAGTCGTGAATGCAATCTGATTTTTATCAATATTGTAAGATCACATATAATTACTATTAAATTATTCATCTATAAGGGCGGGTGATATATTTAATTATATTCTATAATATAGGCTGACTCTAACAGAGAGAATTCTGGAGAATATACTAAAAAAACTTGACTAATAGAAAATTTAAAGTTAATCCTACCTACTCCAGATAATAAAAAGAAATAACTACAAAGTATAATAAAAAGAAGACTAAGAAATATAAATCTACTCCAGAAAACTAATATAGTATTAGGGGGTTATAGGGGACTCCCCCCATATTATAAGAACAAATATCTAATTTAGGACTTTATTATTTGAAAAGTATCTCTTACTTTTACACTACACTAAACAACTAAAAGAAATGTCAAATCAACTAAGTTATTCTCAAAGGTATTATGCACAGCTAAAAGCTAAACAACTTGGTATCTCAGTAGATGAGTACCTTACATCAAGAGGTCGTTTACTAGTAAATGGTGAAATTAAAGTAGTAGATAAGAAGCCAATATCATTTGATAAAGTCAAGTCACTTGATGCTATCAATGTAAATGATAATATGCTAAAAACATATAAGAGTGGATTGGCAATTGATAAACTTATCTCATATGAAGGTGGCCTGCCAGTTGGTACAAATATAATGTGTACCGGAGATCCAGGTGTTGGGAAAACAACTGTTCTATTGCACACCTTAGCACATATGCAAAAAAATAATCCAGATCTGAAATGCCTGTTTATATCATGTGAAATGGGCAAAATACAACTTTTCAAATATATGCAAAGATTTCCTGTATTTGGTTGTGTTAAGACTTTGATTGCAGCCGATTATCTTAATGATAATATGAAAGATGTGATCGAGGGCCTGCTTAAAGAAGGTTATGACTATGTGCTTATTGACTCTCTCGCAGAAGTTCTTGAGTCAGTAAAAGAGAATACTAGTATGAGTATTAAAGAGGCTGAGAAGTGGATAATTGATTTGTGCATTAATCATAATGAGGGCCAGAATGATCGCAAAGCCTACACATCATTTTTACTTATCCAACAAGTTACTAAAAACGGTACTTTTGTAGGTAGTAATAAAGTAAAACATTTAGTTGATGCACACATGGAAATGAAGAGAGAGAAAATGTCTGATGGTGGTGGCACATATATAGTATTCACGAAAAATAGGAATGGTCAATCAGATAATAAATGGAGCTATCAATTATCAAATAACGACATACATTATGGCTATATAGTAGATGAAGCCGAGAATGATGCCTCAGACGCTACAGACAATATCCCAATCCAATTTATAATTAATCGTAGTGGTGCAGATTTGGAATTAGGCATATTAAATTAAAGAAATAAATACCTGAGATAAAATTATAAAGTCTCAGGTATTTTTCTTACTTTTACACTACACTAAACAACTAAAAGATATGGCAAATATAACAGCAGATCGCAATGGAGCATTTAAACTTCTTGATATACTCAGAGATGAGTGGGATATGAGCGACAAAGAAATATTAGAATATCTAGTGTATAACTGGATGAGTGGCTCAACAGCTTATCAGGCTATGGTAGATACTTTTGAAGAATATGACTTGTCTATACCAGGCAAAGAAAAAGATATGGAGTAAAAAAATATCCTCTAAAAAGTTTTTTTAAGTCAAAACAATCTCTTACTTTTACATCACACTAAACAACTAAAAAAATAACAGTTATGGAAAATCAAACAGTTTTAGCGCAAGGCAACAAGAACAATCAGATCTCAGTAATGTCACTCGAGTCAGCAATCCAACGAGCACCTGGTATCTCAGCTCCAGGTCCACATCCACGCCTTAGCTCAAATTATAAGTTTGTATCTTCTAAGGACTTGATAGAACATCTCGATAGTCAAGGCTGGCAGCTTACAAATGTAAAGCAGTCAAAGAGCAAAAATGACAGCTCTCTCTACACTACCTATGGCACTCATATCATGCATTTCCAAAATCAAGATCTCTATATGAAAGATGATCGCGGAGGTATTGAAGGTCGTCCAGAGATAGTTGTAATTAACAATTCTAATGGTGATCGTCCTCTTCAGATTGAAGCCGGCATTTTTAGGTTGGTATGTAGTAACGGGTTGGTAATCAAGACTCAAGACTTTGGCTCAATGAAAGAGCGTCATATCAAATACACTCAGGCAGAGATTAAGGATATAGTCAGCCATAAGATAGTAGATATGGAGCAGGCTGTAAATAAGATCAATACCTGGAATATGATTGAAATGACAGACAAGCAGCGTTTTCAATTTGCAACAGAGGCTCTGGCCCTAAGACTGTCAGATGATCGTCTTCCAGAGCAATATGAAATACTTGATTTGCTGCAGCCTAGACGTAAAGAAGACACTGGCAAATCTTTGTGGCTAACCTATAATGTTATACAGGAAGGCCTGGTTAAAGGCGGTTTTTCACTCAATAATCGTGAGGCGCGTGCCATTAAAAATCCAATCGCAGAGCTTAATATCAACCAGGACCTATGGACTTTGGCTGAAAAATATGAAATTATAAAATAAGTTGTGTTGTTTAGTTGTAGAAGAGGCTCACATAATAGTGGGCCTTTTTGATATATAGAATATCATAGTACAAAAATAAATATTTGACTAGAAGCTTTATAATCTCAAAATAATCACTTACTTTTACATCATACTAAATAACTAAAAGATATGACACCGTATAAATTAACTGACGAATCAATACAATTTAATGATAAACCACTCTACCGTATTGAACTAACTGAAGATTGTAAATGGGGCAAAGCTGGAACAAAAGGCGGCTTTATCGAGACGATAAATAACTTAACCGAAAATGCCTGGGTATCTGGTAATGCTCAGGTATTTGGTGATGCTAAAGTATCTGGTAATGCTCATGTATCTGGTAATGCTAAAGTATCTGGTAATGCTTGGGTATTTGGTAATGCTCAGGTATATGGTAATGCTAAAGTATCTGGTAATGCTTATGTATCTGGTAATACTTGGGTATCTGGTAATGCTAAAGTATCTGGTAATGCTCTGGTATTTGGTAATGCTCATGTATCTGGTGATGCTAAAGTATCTGGTAATGCTAAAGTATCTGGTGATGCTAAAGTATCTGGTAATGCTCATGTATCTGGTAATGCTCATGTATCTGGTAATGCTCTGGTATATGGTAATGCTAAGGTTGAGAAGACATCAGATTATATGACAATATCATCTTTAGGAGAAATAAGTAGGATAATCACCATCACATTCTCCAATAAAATGATATCGGCTGGCTGTTTTAGAGGCACACTCGAAGAACTTAAAGCCGCTGTTGATAAAAAATATCAAGGCAGAGGTAATTATTACCCAACAATACAGTATATAGAAGCCCTGTTTAATTCAATAAATTAAGGGAAAAAATATCCTCTAAAAAGTTTTATTAAGTCAAAATAATCACTTACTTTTATAGTATAATAAATAACTAGAAGATATGACGCCAAAATTTAAAATCGGAGATAGTGTAAAGCTAGTAACAAAGCAAAGTAAATTTTATAATTATTCATTGGATTTTATAGATCTCGACTGCCTTCAACTTGGAGAAATCTATGAAGTGGACCATGTTAATAATAATGGCGTAGGTCAATCTGATGATTTTATACTACTCAAAGGATATGATTATAATCATCCAGTAGATTGCTTTGAATTATATGAAGATTGGGTACCAAAGACTGGAGAACTGGTAGAAGTATCAAATAATAAAATAACTTGGCTGGAAAGAATATATCTCTACTCAACACCAAATAGAAATTTACACTGGACAGTGTAATAGAAGATGATGAATCAGATTATAAAGCAAGTAAAGATCATAATACGTCTTATTGGAAGTATATACGACAACTTAAAGTTAAAGAGGTGCCTACCGCTGAAAAATTACTAGGTGATATAAATAATGCATATCTCCATGCTATAGAAGGCAAATTCTCTATGAGCGACCTGGTGGCAAGTATTAAGCAGGTGCTAGCAGAGTACTAGCGTTTTGCTGGGGGTGCACATTTACGTAGCTAGGACAATGTTAGCGCGGAGGGGTGCGCTATACTAAATTTACACACCCGGCAATTTTCCACCTACCCAATAAAAATATATACAATGCATATAAAATCAATTTCTACAAACAATATGAAAAGCCTAATCTTAATCGCTTTAAGCACCATTTTAATAACTTCCTGTGGACCCGCGCTCGGTTTCGATGATGCTGCATGTGCCAAAAATGCAAGGGGTACATATCCGAGGTGTAGAATATATGTCATTCAACCTCACTATGAGTACTTAGTTGTGGACTCTGCAGGTAATGTTAAAAAACTTGTCTATGGCAGCACCTCAGAGGCTAAAATTACTAGCATTCAAGAATATGTTGAAATAAAATAATCAAACAATATGAAAAGAGCACTAATCGCGGTATGTATGATAATAAGCGCCGCCTCATGTAAATGAATGTCAGCCGACTATGAATCTCGTTCTACTGGAGTACGAAAAGTGTGTCCAACTTGCACCTTTGTCACATCAGAAGGAGAATACTACGCACAAGACACCTCAAAGCGTCCAAACATCATCTACAAAGTTTACTTTAAAGGCGGAATGTTCTTCTACGATGCGAGTACTGTCGATCACCTGATAAGAATCAATTAGTGGAGAGAGTGTGATTATTTTATACAATTCAAATTGATTTCACGGCTTTTGATCCAAAAGTCAAAAATTCAAATTTCCAAATTTAGAAAAAATTGAAAAGATCTACAAAAAATATATATGGTGATTGCTATTGATCCTAAATGTGTGATAAAAATATATATATATACGTGTTGACTTTGGGAAAAAATTAAATTATTTAGAGGTTTTGTAGTACTTTTATATAAATAAAAAATCAAAAAAAATATGACACCAAAATTTAAAGTAGGAGACAAGGTAAAGCTAGTAACAAAGCAAAGTAAATTTTATAAAGACGGATCACTATATATCGATCATGATAATCTTCGACTTGGAGAAATCTATCAAGTAAGTGGAATTTCTAATAATGGTAATCTTGATTGGGATAATATGTTTATAATCATTAAAGGGTATGTTTATGATCATCCAGTAGATTGCTTTGAATTATATGAAGATTGGGCGCCACAAGAGGGAGATTTGGTAGAAGTATCAAATGATGGTATTAATTGGGATAATCGTATATTCCTATATTCAACTAAGAATAAAGCTTCTTCACATATGTGTATTAGTAATGAATGGGAAGAAAGATATAAATCTGGTCAATTTATTAGTGGTTTTCACATAGCCACTTGGCCCTATATTCGTAAGCCCAAACAAATAAAAATTACCATTGAGGTAGATGGCCAAAATAAAACACCAAAAGATTTTACAGCTGCTCAATGGGTGGCATTTAGAAATAAATAATCTAGCAGATTAAAATTCTTTATAATCATTTACTTCTGCTTTGAAGTTGAATAGTAATGGCCTGATAAGTACAGGTAGGAATTTCCAACGGTGGAAATTATCTGAGGCACTAATCCCGCTACCGTTTTAAAACATAACAGCATTACAGCTATTACAGTAGCGTTATTCAATGAAAGAGATACTAAACTCGTGGCCCCTGAGAGTCCATATAGCTAATTGCAAGCTTGGGGTTAGTGAATTAAAGCAATAATATTCACAAGGACATTGTTAGTAGTCTCCACTGTAAAGGAGACAGAAGTAAGATATTGGTTGTGAGTGACTGGCTGTGCTGAATCAAGCTCTATAGCAGTAAGTGGAACTCTCTTTTTAATTTAATTAAAATGAAGGCATTACATATTTTAAGGAAGATCATATTTACTATATTGATCATATTTGCAGTACCATTAATCTCACTACTATTTGCAAATGATTTAGGATTGACTTTATTACAGATGTTTAAATTCAGTCTTTTAGTAGAAATGATTATTTTTATTTTTATGCCATGGTGGAGCATTGGTCTTTTTGCCTTAATCATAATGATGCTATAGTATGAAAAAATCTATAATAAGATTAACTCCTCAAGAGGCAGATCAATATATATCTAAAACTGATGATGTATTGGATTATCCAGCTGCATATTTTACTATAACGCCATGTACTATTCCAGGTATGGAAGACTGGGATGATGTCACATATTATACCTCTAGACGTAAATCATATTCTAATGATCTAGGCTCTGGAAGATATTGGATATATGTGCTGTCAAATCAATCTATGCCAAATCTGCTAAAAATAGGTTATACAAAACAAGATCCTAAAGACAGAGCTCAGCAAATATCATCTGCTACTGGCGTGGCTACTCCTTTTATTGTAGAGTATATTTTCAGATGTAATGAGGGTGAATTTTTAGAAAGTGAAATACATAAATATCTAGATCAATACCGAGTTTCTAATAATAGAGAATTTTTCAATATTGATTTACCTACAGCAATAGAAGCTATTACAAGTTTAGGAAAAAAATATACTACTACTTAGAAATAAAATACTATAAGATCACTTTTTTTAATTACTTTTACACTGTAATAAATCGATATGATAAAGCAATATCCACTTAAAAAGATAGCAATATTTGTAATATTATTATCAATTATAATAGTACTATGTAATATTTCTTTTTGGTTAATAAATAAAACAGGCATTCTTTATTTTTTATCTGGTATAATTTTACTTACATTATCAGTAGGTATTCCAATAGAATTATTAATTCGTTATTTAAATAAAACTAAAAAATAAAATATGTTTTTTGAAGTAAAAGTAGAATTTAGGACTATTGATCCTAATTCAGAAAAAGTAAGAAAAGAGACAGTGAAATATCTAGTCGATGCGGAATCAGTAACAGAGAGTGAAGCTAGAGTCCATGCGCATTTTGAATCCCTATATATTAAGGATTTTGAAGTAAAATCAAGTATGGCAAGCAAACTCGTAGATGTAATCTATCCACTTAAAAAGTAAAAAATGAAAGAACAATTTGTGCCACTATCAATAGCAGAAGTACTAAAGCAAAGAGGTTTTGATGAACCTTGTATGGCCTACGTTTATACTGGAGATACTGGTAATAATGTAGATCGGTATATATATGGATCTAGTACTCCTGAAGGCAAAATTAAGTGTGATGACTGGAATAAGTACGATATGTCCTACTCATTACCCTTGTGGCAGCAAGTCATAGACTGGTTTAGGAAGAAGTATAATATTATAATTGAAGTGCAGTTTTTAGGTGGGTTAACTAAAGAAACAGCTCAATATATTTTTACTGTGTGGGTTGGAGAAGAGTATGGCATAGAAAATGACGATTCAACCCAAGACTGGTCTAATAATTATGAAGAAGTAAGACAAAAAGCAATTGAACACGCATTATCACTTATATAATATGAAAATAAAATGTATTGTCATTGGTGAGGATAACCAAGAAAAAAAGGAAAAGAAACCTATTAAATTTTTTAGAGAAGTAATATTGGATTTTACTCCACGTTATGATTTCCCCTAAATACAAGATTTAATATGCTAATACTAAAATAAAAATTAAAATCTATTTTTTATTCAAAAGTATGATATTTATAGAAAATGACACAAGGTAATATACATATCAATAATTGGCAATTAGGACGCGTACCGACGACCTCACTAGGCTCTTGTTATATTACACTCAATAATATGCAAGATAAATCTAGATACAGCCCAGGGCAATATAATATGGATAAATAAATTTACTCAATTATATTTTAAAAGCCCTGGGAAATACAAACTCTCAGGGCTTTTTTAATTTAAATAATAAAAAAATAAAAATACTTAAAAAAGCTTTAAAATATCAAAAATTAATTTTACTTTTATAATATCAATAGGAAATGAAGCAGAAAGATATATTGATGGTATTCATAGACAGGATGAAACGACTTGGGATAGAAGTAAAACTTGCAGGTAACTTTCCTTGGATATATGTCGATAGCGTGAATGGTAACAGGATAAAAAAGGAAGATTATTTTTGTGGCAATCATGGATTTACAATAGCGTTCATTCCCATAAAGCCAGGACAAGAATTAAAATTCACAGATATAAGAGAACTTTTTAAACTCATAAGAAAATATAGATAATATAAATTGCGTGCGTAGCTCAAATGGCTAGAGTATTGGTCTCCAAAACCAAAGATGAGGGTTCGAATCCCTACGTGCGTGCCAAAATGCTCTTATAGTTCAATGGAGTAGAATACTAGACTACGGATCTAGAGATAAGTGTTCGAATCACTTTGAGAGTACAATTAGTTCTTTGACATATTGGAAAGTAAATATCTAGATGTGGCCGAGTTGGTGAGGCACTTGCTTTGGGAGCAAGACTAGGAAGGATCGTCACCTTTCATCTAGACAGACGCATTGAGGTTAAAAACTCACACTAAAACTATTCTTGGCGGTGGTAGTTGTGGCGGGCGTTAGTTAACCGTCCCTATAGTCCCATAGCTCAATGGAAGAGCGCTTGCCTTACATGCAAGAGGTTGTGATATCGTAATTCACATGGACTACGTAGGGTTTGTTGGTTGGCGTAGACATTGTAAACCATCTAAGAGGAAATTGTAGTGCACTTATCAAAAGCACTTCTGAATGTAGAATTAGTATAGCGGTAGTACACTAGCCTTCCAAGCCTGTGGCGTCAGTTCGATTCTGACATTCTACTCCAATAGAGTTTTTACCCGTGCACGGTTCTCTTATAAAAAACCGAGGACACCTAGTCACTTAGTATAAAGGCTAACACGTCGGGTTTTGGTCCCGAAGATAGTGGTTCGATTCCATTAGCGACTACAATAACTATAAGCCTTTAGAGACCGAGAGGTTAGGATCCCAAAAGGTTAAAGATGACGTCCGATAGGTAATAGTTATTTTGAAAGGGTGAAGCGTAATTGGTATCGCCCGATTTACAACCTGAATTAGTATGTAGATTCTAAGAGCTTGTGACAGTTGCTACATACATATTGCACCTTTAGCTCAGCGGTAGAGCAACACACTCATAATGTGGAGGTCATGGGTTCAATCCCCTTAGGGTGCACATAATATTCACAAGGACATTGTTAGTAGTCTCCACTGTAAAGGAGACAGTAAAATAATTTTGGAGAGGTAATTTAGCTGGCGCTAGATCCAGTCTTGAAAACTGCGAGTACCTTCGGGTATGGGGATCGATACCTCACTTCTCCGCTTAATATGGTGACTGTAGTGTAATGGTAGCACACCTGCTTGTGAAGCAGTCAGATAGGGATCGTTACCCGCTGTCACACATTGGAAAGTAAAGCAATGAGGTTTGTTGTCACCGCCTGCTAAGCGAGTGGATCATTAATTTGGTTGTGTTTCGATTACACTGCTTTCCGCACAAATTGGAAATATAGTAGAATGGTTTAGCACAAATGACTGATACTCATTTAATTCAGGTTCGAATCCTGGTATTTCCACACAAAATTACGGGTAGGTTGCTTTAGAGGCCGAAAAGTCTGGACTGTTAATCCAGTGTCGCAAGACCATCACAGGTTCGAATCCTGTCCTACCCGCACAGTTAACTACTTTTCAATTGAGCTATATTTATAATAAAATACAAATATGTATAGATGTGAAAAATGCAATAAAGACTTTGAAAAAAGAAAAGCGTATATAGGACACTGTTCTTCTCACAATAGAGGAGAATCTTATAAATTAGGTAGAGAAAAAACTGGTATTAGGAAATTAAGATTAGAAAAACAGAAGCTTTTATATAGCGTATGCAAATACTGCTTTAATGATTTTGACAAAAATAAAATAGGGGCTCATACTACTAATTGTGAATTGAATCCCTTTAGATTAGATAGATTAGCTAAAATTAAAAAAAGTTCTATTGGTAAAAAGCATTCAAAAGAGACTATAGAAAAATTATCTATATCTATGAAAAAAGCTCATAAAGAAGGTAGAGCTTGGAATATTGGAAAAAGTAGATGGAATAACGAAAAATCATATCCAGAAAAATTCTTTTCTCGAGTTATAGAAAATGAATTTATTAATAAAGAATATAAGTCTGAATATCCAATTGGAATATATTCGCTTGATTTTGCTTGGCCTAAATTAAAAAAAGCTATAGAAATAGACGGTGAACAACATCAAAGATATGAAGAATATAGACAACGAGATATTAGAAAAGATGAATATTGTGAAAAATTAGGATGGATTATTTTAAGATTAAAGTGGACTGATATGTCTAATAATACTAAAGAAAAAATAAAAGATGCAAGAAATTTTATAGATAAAACTTAGAAGATATACTAATAAATAATCAAAATCTTTTAGTACTTTTATAGTATAATACTCAAATAAAAATGATAGGCGAAAAAGGGGCTGATAACAACAAGAAAGATGTTGATAACCTACTATCATTTTTTAAAATTATATTGTGAGGTAGAGCAGTGGTAGCTTACCTGGCTCATAACCAGAAGGTCGCAGGTTCGAATCCTGCCCTCGCAACAACAGCCCAAAGGCCAAGGGATCGAAGATAGGAAAGTCTGGTTAAGGTGGATAGCATCCACTACCTGCCACTAAACCTCTGGAGGAATATGAAACATATTCATAACGTATGCCAGCACAGTTGAGAAGCTCTGGGGATAATTTAAAAGCTTCATTTTGGACGTGTAGTTTAATTGGAAAAATACTTGCCTTGTAAGCATGAGTCCCCAGGTCAGTTCTGGGTATGTCCTCACTAAAATATGCTTCGGTAGCTCAGCTGGATAGAGCACCAGCCTTCTAAGCTGGGGGTCATTGGTTCGAATCCAATCCGAAGTACAATAAAAAATGCTTCTGTGGCGAAATAGGTAGTACGCGAGGGACTTAAAATCCCTTGGACAGTAATGTCCGTGTCGGTTCGACTCCGACCAGAAGCACATATAATTTCTTGCTCCAGTGGCGTAATTGGTAGCCGCGTCAGACTTAGGATCTGGTTCCGTAAGGAGTGGGGGTTCGATTCCCTCCTGGAGCACATTTGTCAATTTGGGCAATTGGCTGAGTGGTTAAAGGCACTGGTCTGCAAAACTAGACAATCATTGGTTCGAATCCAATATTGCCCTCTAAAATATATTTATACATGAAGCAAATCTAATTTTATGAACCGAATATTTAAGAGTTTAACTGATAATCAAGAGATAGACATTATTCCATATATAAAAAGTTATTTACTTAAAAATGAGAATACTGATATTTACATTGGTTGTGATTCTCAAAATATTGGACGTAAAACTATCTATGCAACTGTAATAGTCCTACATAATAAAGGTCGAGGAGGTCATGTTCTTTACTCAACTGAATGGATTCCTAGAATTAAAATACTAAAACAGACAGCCAAGACTGAAGTTGAATTTACTCGTCTATGGGCAGAAGTAGAAAGATCTATTGAAATTGCTGAATATCTTAAATCTTTTAATATTAAAAAGCCTGCATTTATAGACATAGATCTAAATCCAGATCCTCAATTTAAATCAAATCAAGCATTAAGAGCAGCATTAGGGTATGTAGAATCATTGGGCTATACTGTAAGGTGTAAACCAGATGCAATATCTGCTACTTATGTGGCTGATAAATTATGTAAATAATATTATGACAATATCTTATAAAGAATTCGACGGTTTTGTTAAATCTAAATTTCCTAATTTTAAATACAGATCTGGCCAAAAAGAGGTAGTTGAAGATATTATAAAATCTTACAATAAAGATAAAAATGGAGTCTATCTTCTTGATGCCCCTACTGGATCTGGAAAGTCTATAATAGGCATTCTCTTTGCATCTTTTATGGCCAGTAGATCTAAGACTGGATATATTTTAACTTCAGATCTCAGTCTTCATGAGCAGTATACTAGAGACATCTTAAATTTTAAGTTTAATAATTGGGGTTATATTAAGGGTGTAGACAATTATATATGCTCTTTGAATAATGAAAAATTTTCTTTAGGAGAGTGCAAGAATAAGGGTCTTTCATATAAAGATTCTGAAAAATTAAATTGCTATAATCAATGTGGGTATTTCCAATCTAGAAAACAGGCAATTGAGGCGCTAGTGAGTTTACTAACCTATTCATATGCACTGATTCAGAGAAATTACGTAGAAGATAAATCTATAAATGGTAGTGCATTTGAGACTAGAGATTTTGTAATATGTGATGAAGCTCATAGAGTAGTAGATATAGTTCAAACACATTTTAGCCCAAAAATATCTCATAAAACACATGATAACGTTCTTAAATTAGTTTTAAGTCTTAGCGATATTGGATTTAAAAGTATTCTAGTCAATACAGAGCTACTGAAAGAGAATATTGATAGTATGATTAAGACAGAAGATAAAAGCGCTCTCTTGGCATCCCTGAAGCGCATTATGATTGTCTTAGGCAAAGCCCAATCATACAGAGATGAGGTTCAGAAAAAGGCAAAAGAACTTTTTGGAGATAATCTAGTTTCAAAAGAGTGGTCAAATGTATTTAAATATTTTGATTATGTCAAAGATGTACTATGTAAAATAGAAGATTATATTACTATAGTTGAAGAGTCTGGTCTGCATTTTATGATTAAGAGTATGAAAGATCAAGAGATTACTTTTAATTGTCTAGATGAAAAGTATCTTATGAAAAAGCACTTTTTAGATAGATTTGGATTTAAACTTATGATGACTGCGACTATGGGATCTAGATCAGAATTTGAAAATTCTATAGGAGTTAGTAAATCATTTTATAAAAAGATGCAGTCTTCATTTGACTACTCAAAATCACCAATATATTACTATCCTAATCGTAGAATGGGCATGAAAGATATAGATAAAAATATATCATGGCTAGTAAAGACAGTTGAAAAGATCATGGATGCTCATCCAAAAGAATCAGGAGTAATACATACAGGCTCATATGATCTAGGTAGAAAACTACTATTTAATCTACCAAAATCTAAGCAAAGAAGAATTCATGTGTATAGAGGTACAGATGAGAAAATTGATGTTCTTTCTAAATTTATAGCCACTCCTGGTAATATTCTTATAGGCCCTTCTCTTCTAGAAGGTCTGGATCTAAAAGACGATAAAAGCAGACTTCAAATATTCCTTAAAGTGCCATATCCCTATATTGGAGATAAGTATGTTTCAGAGAAAATGAAATACTCTCCAGGATGGTATACTTGGAAAACCTGTACATCTATACTTCAAGGAGTTGGTAGAAGTGTAAGATCAGAGTCAGATTGGGCAATTACATATTTTTTAGATGGATGTCTTACTGATCTTATAACTAGATCTGATGATAATTTTCCTGAAGAGTTTATAAAAAGAATCATTATTAAAGAAGATTAATATATTTATAAATGTGAAATTACTAAATATACTTTTAGATTTATATAAAGAAGAGTATTCTATAAACCTCAAAGAGGGTGAAATAAAGACTGTGCAATTAAATAAAACAGTGTCTATTTTACATAGAAAATATTCAAATATTTTAAATTTTAAAAGTGATAATATTGATAATACTTTTAAAGTTATATTTTCACAAAAAATAGATTTATCAAAATTTAATGATCTTCTTAAAGATGCTAATAATCTAGGTTGGTTTCCTTCTTTTATGCAATCTAAAGAATATGTAGGTAAATATGAGAAAAAATATGCAGAATATTATATAAAAGACGGAGTTACTTTTTCAATATTTTTTGAGGCAAAATTTGATATAATTATAGAAAAATATCCTAAAATATTATATCATATAGCCCCTACTATAAATTCAAATAAAATAGAAAAAATTGGCCTAGTTCCAAAATCTAGATCAAAGGCGTCTTACCATCCAGATAGAGTTTATTTAGCTCTTTCAAAAGAATCAGCATTATATTTAGTTGATAATTTTACTTATAAAACTGGAATTAAAAACTGGACACTTTTTTCTATAGATACTGATAAAATACCTGGAGATTATTTTAAATTATATGAAGATCCAAATTATAAATCAAATGGTTGTTACACTTTAAATAATATACCTCCTAGTGCTATAACTAGAGTAGAAGACCTAAAATCATGACAGTATTAATGGCAGCACATGTATTATCATTTAAGAATCAGAGTGAATTTTTTGATAAAATCAAAAATAAAGATTCTGATCTTGTATTAAAAATGGTAAAGACTATTTTATGGGCAATAAAAAATAAAAAACCAAAAATTGAAATATTCCAAGTTGTATTTTCTGAATCTAAAGAAATTACTTTTTCACTTGAAAGAAAAGAATATTTAAAAACCCTAAATCTTCAAATGCCAAAATTAATAGAACTTGAAGAGTATGAATTATGTTCTCAGATTCAAAAAATAAATGAGAAAAGACAAAAAAGAAGAAAAAATAATTAATCATATATACTAAAAATAAATCATAATAATACAAGACTTTAAAAATCAATTTTTTAAATTAAATTTATGTATGTATATTTATAGTATAATAATCAATGATAATAATCGGGCATGAGATTGGTAATTGATGGCAATGTAGTTCTTTAAAATGATGCAGGCAGTGTTAGTATTGGAAACACTTTAATAACCTATATAAAAAATAAATGCAAACGTAGAATTATCTACATGGACTTTCGAGGACGCTATGGCGTTCGCTGATGGTGAGTTCGCAATGGCGGCTTAGTCCAGTGGGGTCGCATGATACCCTAGAAACAGAAGTGCCTGCAAAAGTGTGAGTGGTTTAAATGATTGAACACCCAGCATTATAAATACGATGTTTAAATCAGCACTGAATACCACGATAAATAGTGATTTATATATTTTGTCTAGTTAGAAAACGAGAATAAGCTTGTGAATGAGTTTTATAGGATTAATTGTTAGACTTGGGTTCGAATCCCAACATGTCCACTATTTTAATAATAAATTAATAAAATAAAATCTATGAAGAAAATTGTAATTTTTAAAGATCATGAAGTAGATGGTAAAAAGGTACGCTCTATACTTAGGGCTATTAAGCCATCAAGTCTATTTATTGGATTTAGTAAGAGTGGATCTCCTATAGACAGTGAGATCAAAAAACTGGCATCTTATTTAGAACCCGCTTTTACTGGATATTATACTGCATAAAAGTATTTTCCTTTAAAGATTAATTTAATTAATCGTTCCTGAGGACAAAATGGTTGAGTCGCTGCCCTTTCAAGGCAGAGGAGTGGGATCGATACCCATCAGGAATACTAACCAATTTTTAAATAAAAACAAAATGAAAAAAATCATGCTTTCACTTATTACAGCAATGACAATTGTAAGCTGTAATTCAGTAACATCTAGCTCTCTAGCTAAATCAGATTCAACTAAAATTTCAAAAGTAGATACAGTTAAAATGGCAGTATCAGATTCTTCAAAAACCAAGGTTGATTCAGCTAAAACTAATAAAGACACTACTAAACTAAAAAATAAGTAAATAATACTATGAGTAAAGTACTAGGATTTTGTATTATTATTGTAATTATATTTGGTTATTATACAAATTATCAAAGAGAATTACATAATAAACGGGAATTTGAGTTTAATCATAAAATAGATAGTTTAAATTATAAAATTTCTAAATTAGACTCAGTTCATAAAAAACAAGACAGTGTTATATACATTTACAAAGATAGTATTGTATATGTCGATAGTCTAATTCAAAAACAAACAATAAAATACATTTACATTAAAAATAAGTATAATGAAATTCACAATCATATTTCTCACTACACTCCTACTGAGCTTGACAGCTTTTTCTTATCCAGGTACGGACAGTAGTCTACATCTTTCTCATAAAGTAGGTAAATTAGTAGCATACGATCTAGTTTCATATGATAGTCTAAAAAGGCAAGATAGCTTAACTTTAAGTATTCTAAATTTGACTGTAAAAGAGTCACAATATAAAGACACAGTAATTAAAACTTTTAAGACTGATAATGAGACTTTTAAAAATCAAATTCAACTTTATAAATCTAAAGATAGCATATCTAGAATTTATATTGATAATTTATCAAAGAATAATAAAAAACTCACATCTGGTATTAAAATTACAAGTATTGGTTGCCTTATTGGTCTAAGTTATATTCTTTTTTCTTTAATACATCATTGATATTATAATGCCCCAAAAAATTACTCTTATTAGTGATACTCATTGTAAACACAAACAATGTCATTTTGATTTACCTGGAGGTAATATAATAATTCATGCTGGTGATATTTCTTCTATGGGGTATGAGCATGAGATAAGAGAGTTTTGTGGTTGGTATAATAAACTGGCTATATACGATCATAAGGTATTCATTGCTGGTAACCATGATTGGGGTTTTCAGGATAATGTTGAGAAAACAAAAGAAATTCTGGATTTTTATAAGAATATAAACTACCTACAGGATGATTTATATCTTACTGGTGAGGAATATGATAATTATAAGGATAGGGTTAAAATTTGGGGTAGTCCTTGGCAACCTGAGTTCTATAATTGGGCGTTTAATTTGCCAAGACGTGGTGAGGAAATTAGATATAAATGGTCATTGATTCCAGCTGATACGGATATATTGGTTACACACGGTCCTGCTTGGGGTTATGTTGACCAGGTTATCGGTAGATCAGATCATCTTGGTTGTGAGTTATTGGCTGACAGAATTAAGGAAATTAAACCTAAAATTCATGTTTGCGGTCATATTCACTCTGGTCATGGTTATTATTATGATGGTGATACTCATTATTTTAATGCTTCGATATTAGGAGAAGATTATAATTATAGAAATAAACCAATTACTTTTATTTGGGATAAAAATACTAATAGTATTGAATTCATTTAGATGATATTTATTATAAAATATCGCTATGAGTACTTCAAAAAATGGATTTATTTCCTGGATTCAAGATCTTTTTAAAGATGAAAGAGGTTCTACTTCAATTAAACCAGTAATTGCTTTTGTAGGCGCTTTATTTTTATGTATAACTATGATGCTAAATAGCTATACTCATGAAAATATGAAGCCTTCAGATGGTCTTGTACAAGCTGTTACAATTATAACTGCAATAGGTATGGGTGCAGATACTTTAGATAAATTTAGTTTTAAACCTAATCAATCTAGTCCATCTTCAGATTCTAATTCAGATTCAAAAGATATTCAAGCCTAATAATTCTATAAAATATAATATTAAAACCCTAAGTTAGTAATAGCTTAGGGTTTTTTATTTATACAGCAAAAAAACAAATATACATTGAAAAGTTGTAAAATCTCAAAAATTAATCGTACATTTGTATTATACAAAACAGCTAATCTAATTTAATAATGAGCACTTTTAAAGTACCATTAAGTACATATCTTAAAATAAATGATAAAATTTCAAAAAATAGAAAAGTAGAAGCGCATGTAAATTCTCATACTACTATAGTACTTTCAGAATGTGAAATTGTAAAACGTCAATTTGATTTTAGAGGCGACATAATAGACTATGATGCAGTACGAGGTAAAACTGTCTATGGATCTATTTTAGAATGTTCAGTTATGGATTCATTTATAATTATGGATATTTCTTTTTTAAAAGAAAAACCGGATCTTTGTTTTGAAGTAGAATAATCAAATATAAAAATAAAATATAAGAATGAAAAAGAAATGTGGAGTGATAATTTTACCTGATAATAGAATGCAAGAAATAGATAGTGTATTAAATGTACTTAAAAAATTTAAAATGAAACCGTAAAACATGATACTATTTAAAAAGCAAACACACTCAGAAGCAATGAGGAAAAAAGCATTAGAATCCTCACTTCAAATAATATTAAGATGGATAGATACTGTTGCAGGTAATGGTCATTTTTCTTATAATATTGACATAAAAAAGGATCTTACATCATCTGGTCTATCAAGAGATATAGTTGATACTATGAAAATTGAATTAGAGAAGATGGGATATAAAATAACTATTGTTGAAGACAGATTTCAAATAAAGTGGTAATCTAAAAACATACAAACATGAACGAGATAAATATGGAAAAGAAATATAAAATCTTATACTGGGCAGATAATGATTTTGCTGTATTTGAAGTAGAAGAAAGCGAATATGGCGAAATAGATTCAGAGCTCGGATCTCCATTAATGATCGGCTCACTTATTGATTGTGAAATGCTTATTGCATTAAAAAATAAAAATAATTAAAATTTAAAATAAATAATATAATTATGGAAAATCAAAAAATAAAAAAAGTACAAACAGAAACTATGTATGAAGTTGAATTTAATAATAAATTTTATACAGTAGTTCATTGCGAAGATAATAATCATCAGAGCGGATATTCATCTTGGGAAATTTATGATGATAATGGTGATGAAATACAAGGTCGATTAGAGGAAAAATTAATAGAATTTATTCTAGAAAATGCAGATTTGCCATATGATTTACTTGATAATTAAATTATAATTTCTTAATCTTATTTTTTACTTTTACAAAAACAAATTTATGCAAGATTCAAATATCAAATTAGAGATCGAATTAAAGTATAATGTATCTCTCTACCCAGAAAAAGTTAAATTTCATAAAAGCATTATTGAGTATTATTCTGCAAAAAAGAAATTATCTGATACTCAAATTAATCGACTTAAAAACCCCCTATATCCTATTCCTGGAGTAACTACTAAATAGTAATAAAATAATGATAAAGAAAACTAACTGGATGACCTCAGATTTGACTGCTCATATCACCGAATCTAAGTCTATATCTAAAGAAGAAGTACAAAAAAAAGTAGCGTCTTTGCAAAAAAAGACTTCTTCTTTGATCTCAGAATCTGAAGAGTTATATTCAGTTGCACCTACTAGTGAATTATATAGTATAATTAATATTTTAGAAAACATAATTAGAGAACTAGATAAATTAAAATAAAGATATGAAAAAAGTTTATAAATTTTATATGTATAAGACTATACAAAATAGTTTTATTCAAATAGCACTACTTCCAGGATTTTATATAACTCACTCTAAGCAATCTCATTTTATAGAATCTGGTATTTATACAGATATTTTTATAATCGGTTTCGATTTTCTTATTTGGGATTTTGGAATTCAAATTTTTAAAGACATATATTAATATGGAAAATTTAAACTCTGTAGCATTCATTGCTCGAATTAATCAAATTATACCTATACCAGGCGCCGATAACATCGAGCAGGCCATGGTAGGTAATTGGTCTTGTATTATCAAGAAAGATCAATATGCAGAAGGTGATTTAATAGTATGTGCAACCACAGACGCGGTAATACCAGAAACATTGGCTGAAAAAATGAATGTAACAAATTATCTACGTTCTGGCAATCGTGTTCGAACTATCAAGCTTCGTGGTGTGTATTCAGAATGTTTGATCATACCTTTTATGTATACTGAAATGGAAATTTCAAAACTGAAAGAGGGCATGGATGTAATGTCATATATGAGCATTGTAAAGTATGAACCTCCAGCAAAACAAATTCAGCTTGCTTCTGGTAAAAAAATTAGATATTCAGAAAATCCAAATTTCCCTATTTACTATAAATTTCCAAATATAAAGAATGTGAATAATATGTTTACTCAAGAAGATATTGTTCAAATTACTAGAAAAATTCACGGTACTAATGCTCGATATGGCATTGTAAAAAAGAATAAATTTACTCTTTGGGATAAAATAAAAAGATTTCTTAGAATCACTGATGAGTGGTATCAATATGAATTTGTAATAGGTTCTCATAATGTAGAAAGAGGCTCTGATTCTCAAGGGTTTTATGATACTAATGTATGGTATGAAATAGCTGATAAATATAAGATCAAAGAAAAACTTTGGAATTTTGCAAGACAATACTCAACTCCTGAAGATTTTGGATCTGGATTTATAATATATGGTGAGATCTATGGGGCAGGTATTCAAAAGAATTATGATTATGGTTTAAAAGATATTGAATTTGCAATTTTTGATATTAAAGAAAATGGAGAGTATTATAGCACAGAATCTACCGAAGCTACAACACGAGCACTTTTAGAACTCCCACATATTCCAGTTTTATATTTTGGACCTTGGTCACAAGAAATTCAAGATTCTTTTACTTTTAAAAACTTTATTGAAGGCACAAAAGTACCTCATGAGGGAGTAGTAATAAAATTAGAGACAGGAGAAAGACAAAAGGTGGCAAAAGTTATAAATCCTGATTATCTTATTTATGGTGAAAAGAATGATATTGGAGACTCACATTAAAATATAATATGAAACAAGATGTAAATAGCATAGAATTAATAAATTCACAAGGGGAAGAGCTATTGGCAATTCGTAAGGACTGTATTGAAAATAGTGGTCATGGGATATTTCTAAGATCAATTTATAGTATTATCAATAAAGACTCTTTGCAAATTACACTTTTTAATGAAGAGGAATTTCAAGATTTTATTAATGGTAAATTGAATATTGTAGAGCCTAATGGTAAAATTTGGAATAATATTAAAATTAAATAAAAAATATACAAATAATAATACTATATGACAATAGAAACATTAAAAAAATTAATACTTGCAGTAATTCCTAAATCAGATTTAGAGACTATTGATAGGATCAATTTTATGTTTGATTTATATGAAAAAGATAATATAATCCCGCCTACAAATATAAGTCCAAATTATGTTTATGATTATCATACTACAAATTTCTATGATACTTGCTCATGTAATCCTAAAAATGGAGGATCTGGAGTTTGTAATTGTACGATGAGTGGAATTTCATTAACTTGCTAAAATAATATATAATATGTCAGGGGGTACTTTTAATTATACGCAATATGAAATATCAAATATTATTGATACTATTGAGGATATAATAGAAAAAAATGGAAAAAATATATCAAAAGAAGATCTGGGATATTGGGATTCAGAAGATTCAAAATACTCAAATTACCCAGAAGATATTATCGAGGAATTTAAAAATGGAGTTAAGTATTTAAAAATAGCCCAAGTCTATGCTCAAAGAATAGATTGGTTAGTAGCATGCGATGATGGAGAAGATTCTTTTAGAAAAAGATTAAAAGAGGATTTAAAAAAGATAAAATAAATTATGAATAATACTAAATTTAAAGTAGGTGATAAGGCGTGGAAACCTAAAGGATATAAATTTCCATGTACGATAGTATCTGTATTTGAAACAGTTGCGGGCGAGATTAGAATAGTCGCTGAAATGGATAAATATGGATTGCTGCATATTTTTAACGAAACACAACTAGAACATTATGAATCTACAATGGAATAAAACATCTAAAATATTACCACAAGAATATAAGCTTGTAATATTACATAATGCACATGAAATACCTCTAGATCTATCTTTTGGATTTTATGAAACAGCCGGAGGTGATTGCAGTCCATCGTGGTGTATGAATGATAGTGGAGATTATTATGATTTGAGCTATTATGAATACTGGGCTGATATTTCATCTATTAATTTACCAGAATAATAAAATATGTTATATCACATTACTAAACCTGAAAATATTCCTACTATTTTAATTAATGGATTAATACCAGATTACAAAAAAGGTATTGGTAAGACAAAACAAGGAAAAGTGTTTATAACTAATAATATCCATAAAATAATAGATACTCAGCTAGGAAGAAATTATTGGAAAGAATTAGCTATATTATACATAGAATCTAATAATCATACTCCTTATATCTATAAATCAACAGGTAAATCAATCAATTCAGACTATGAATTTATATCAGATTATATAGCACCTGAATGTATTAAAAAAATTAAATATATAAAACTATGAATAAAATAGACATGGCTTATCAAGATCTCTTAAAAGATATTTTAGAGAATGGTACTAGAAAAGAAACAAGAAATGGACAAACAATATCAGTGTTCGGTAGACAGATACGACATAAAATGAGTGAAGGATTTCCACTCTTGACTACGAAGAAAATGGCATTCAAAACTATGGTAACCGAGCTTCTATGGTTTTTACGTGGAGATACTTCAATAGAGTATCTCGTAGAAAATGATAATACTATATGGGTAGGAGATGCTTATAAAAAGTACAGGGGATCGATTACTTTAAATAATTGCGTTGCATTGAACCCTCAAGCAATTAGAGAAGGTTATGCTCCAGATGTACAAGATGAACTATCAAAAGAAGAATTTATCGAGCGTATTAAAACGGATGCTGAGTTTGCAAAGGAGTGGGGTGAACTTGGGCCGATATATGGTAAGCAGTGGAGAAGTTGGATGTCATACTTTACTTACTTTGATAGGACAACAAATAGAGATGAAGTAGGTACCTGTATAACCGACCAAATCGCAGATGCAATCCATATACTCAAAACAAATCCAGATGATAGAGGTATAATTGTATCAGCGTGGAACGTGGGGGAACTCGACCAGATGGTACTTCGGCCATGTCATAACTTTTTTCAGTTTTATACGAGAGAGTTGAGTAGATTGGAGAGATATCGACATCTTAGGCAGTATAAATATGGGGCAAAATATGACGTAGAGTATGGAGATGAAATGGCATATTATGATTCCATAGGAGTTCCCAAACGAGCAATCTCTTTAATGTTCAATATGAGGTCAAGTGATGTTCCATTAGGTCTTCCATTTAATATCGCATCATATGCGCTTCTATTAGAAATTATAGGTAAAATGGTTAATATGGTGCCTGATGAACTAATTGCTAATTTAGGTGATGCTCATATTTATAAAAATCAAATAGATGGCATTAAAGAACAGTTAACAAGAGAACCATATGAATTACCAACGGTAAAAATATCCGATAGGGTTATTAATGATATTTCAGAATATACCTTGGATGATATTATTTTAGAGAATTATCAAAGTCATCCTGCAATAAAAATGCCACTTTCAAATTAAAAGTATATGGATAGAACATACCAAAATAAAGATTTTATAGCAGCAGGAAATGCTCTAAATACAGCTATAGATTTTGCTTTAGATATAGAAGTATTTTTATCTGCGATACTTATAGCAAAAGAAAATCCAGAAATGGAAGTGAGTGATATTATATTCAATGCTTTAAGAGAGTGGGACCTACAAATTCAACCAAAACCAATATCTGGAGATTTTTTTTACACTAGTAAAAGAGGACCCAACTGATTATTATTATAGATTTGATTTCAATCTTAAAGTTGGTGATATAGTAAAGTTTGCGGAAGGTGCATTTGATGAATATAATAAGATGATGTATAATACAGCAAATTCTGAGTTAGCAGTAAAGCAAGGTGTTGTAACAGATATTAATTGTGTTGTATCATCATTTTTAAATGGTTCGGCCTGGACGTGTAAAGTTGATTTTAATGGTGAATTAATTGAGTTATTATGTGGATTTTTTGAGAAAATTTAGTTATTTTAAAATTGATAAAATTGAGAAAATCAGATATGATTAAAAGAATAAAAAAATGGACTGATAAGTCTTCTAATAATAGGCAACATTTTATAGGATTTTGTATTGTAGCATGTCAATTAGCATGGTTTATACCTATTACTGTATTTGATGTAGCAAAATACGGCTGGACTAATCCCATTCCACTGCCAGATATATTTATGCAATTGGGTTTAATATTACTATCTATATGGGCAGGATCTAAAATTGCAATAAAAATTTTATATGAAAAAAACTAAATTAAATATTTGGCGCAGATTCTGTCTTAATTGGAAATTTGAATACAGATTTTTACATAAAGATTTTTATTATGGAATAAAAAATCTTATTCGCTGGTTTAAAATAATCTGGAAGGACAGAGATTATGATCATAGATATATATTTGATATTCTAAAGACAAAACTTAAACATCAAGCTTATTATATAGGTGAAAAAAATAGACATGTAAGTGCAAAGAGAGATGCTCAATTAATGATGACATGTGTAAGACTTATTGATAAAATTCAATCTGAATTTTATGCACATGAATATATGAATTATCATCATTGCGAATATTTATGGATTCCTTTAGAAGATAATAAAGATTATAGTACACTTAAAATAAATGAGATATGGGAAAAATTTGATGGTTATTTTAAAAAGTATAAACATGCATATAAAGAAGTAACAAAACATGAAAAATTTATACTTGAAAATGATAGTAAAATTAATATTGCAATAAATATAGGGCATTATATGGAGAATAAAGCTAATAGAATTTTATTTGATATATTAGAGAATCATATACATAATTGGTGGGATTAACTTAGAATATCGATTTCCTTTTTCTTTTTTTATTTATTAATTTTACTGCGTAATATATACTATATCAATGGAATTGATTCTTCATATCATAGGGCTTTGTCCAGATCATTATAATCATCTTGATATATTAGATACTCTTGCAGTATTAAGTCTTTCAGATTTGATCTGGAGCGCTAAATTGGCATATTCTATATTCTTAATAAAGGTTAATCATATTTTAAAATCATGGCTAAATTAGGTTACTGTTGTATTTCTCTAGGAATTAATCTTGGAAAAGCCCATAAAGACTATATTTCTACTAATCGTACTATGATACATAGAACTTTTATAGAAAAAGGTCTATCATATGTGTCTGAACTTGCAATTGCAAATATAGATGACTGCCAAAAAGTCTTAAAATATAATATATCAAAGGGTATAAAATTATATAGACTTTCAAGTGATATGTTTGCATTCATGGGATTTTATGAATTTAGTCAATTGCCTAATTTTAAAACTATAGAATTTAAGCTTAAATCTCTTGGTGATTATATTAAATCTAATAATATTCGTGTAAGTTTCCATCCAGGTCCTTTTGATGTATTGGCTAGTGAAAATAGCGCAGTTGTAAATAAGACTATTATAGATCTTAATAGACATGCCCAATTATTAGATATGATGGGTCTAGACGCTACTCCATATTATCCTATTAATATTCATATCAATACTACACAGC